CCGTCGAAGTTAGGCGGCGGCGCCTTGACGCGCAAGCGGAATGCGCGCATCGACTGCTCGTAGTGCAGCTCGTTCAGCTCTTGTGCGATGTCAATCTCGTCAGCCACAGGTCCGCCATTGTTAAATCGTTGGGGGAATATATCGCGCCAGCAAAGCCGGCCGCCGCTGCAATTTCCTTGAGGCGCATTATCTGCTGTGCGCTCAAACCGCCGTCCTTCTCGCGCAGCCGCTCGCTGCCCTTACATTCGAGCCCTACGAATACGCCGATGCGCTTGCCCACCATCTCGGGTGTGACCACGATCGGCACGCAGCCGACACGATCCGGTATCCCATGCACGCCGAAGCCGTTCGAGACCGGCGCCCAGCTAAACGCTTGGCGCGCGTCGAACCAGTCTTTGACGAGCTGCTTAACCTTCGGCTCTTTGTATGGGCGGTCGGACGCCATAGAGTCCTCCATCGTGCTCGGCGAATTCTACATCAGGATGCGCGCACCGTCCAGCAGCTTTCATGCGCTTCTGGAACGCGGGCAGGCAGTCCACGCAGTAGTTCTTCGGGTTGACGTTAGCCATTGCGGCGAAGCGCCGGGACTCGTGCATCCACGCGTCGAACTCCGGCTGTGTGTCGAAGCACGGCGGCCGGCGCATGGGCGCTTCCTCCGGGAGAGAGCGGCGAGGCCGGCCCACGTCGCGAAGGCGCTTGAGTAGCCGGGCGCTCACTCCAGAGTCTCCAGCATCGACTTGATATCCTCGATCAGGTCCTCGAGCGATTCGCGCGTGGTCGACTGCGGCACGGACGTGTCGCCGAACACCCGGTTGATGGCGGTCTTCGCGGCCTCGACGCGTTCTTCATGCTGGTCCATCATCGCCCCCTGTAAGGTTTAGCTGCGGAATCACACTTGCCGAACTTGTTCACGAGGCACCAACAGCAATGGTCGCCGGGCCGGGGCGGCCACTCGTTGCGGTCGGCGGCGGCCTGTAGGTGGTCGGCCTCGGCCAGCAGCGCCTCCCACAGCTCGCGGTTCTGCGACCGCGTATAAACGCGCGAGTCGTCCGGGTCGACCTTGCCGGTCTTCGTCCAGAGGTAGGTCGTCGTAACGCGCATGACCTCCGGGAAGACGGCGAACACGAACACGGCGTAGAGCTTTAGTTGCAGCTCGTCCATCTTGGGGATGCCGCTCTTGTAGTCGCCCACCCACGCGACGGGCCCGTTCAGCTTCAGCACGTCGAGCTTGGCGCGCACCCACGCCTTGCCCCAGTCCTTGTAGCCGCACGGCCGCAGGTCTGCGTCGAGCGCGAGCTGGACTTCAGTGTAGGGCTGGCCCGGCGCCGAGATAATCATCCGGCACATGGGCTCGAGGTAGCGATACTCCGGCGGTAATTCGGTCCCGTCGCTGACGCGTTTCTCTAACGCGAGGTGCTGCTTTTCCCCTTCCTTCATGGGCGGAGATTGCACGAACGGCACGTCCTTTTTGACGGTGACGTGCCAGAATTCCCTCGCGCATTTCTTGAACGCGTTGTAGCGCGAGTAGGACCACGGGAATTTTCTAGGACTTGCCACCGAACACGCTCTTGATGATGCGCAGATGCTCGGCCTGCTCCTGAAGCGGGGCCATCTTTCGCAAGGTGCGGACGACTATCTCCCGAAACATCTCGTCTGCCCACACGCCCGTTTTAGCAGTCGGTGCGTCCGCCCTGTTGTCGATGATCTTTTGCACGAGCGCGCTATACTCGGCCACGCGATCCGCGTATTCTTGCCGGCGCGCCTCGTGCATCTCGAAAGTTCCAGTTGAGATTGCCATCATGCCTCCCTTTTCGGTTGTCCGAACAGCCCCTCGTATTCCTGCCGCACGCGCTCGGCGCGCTCGGCTACGGCTTTCGGCGGCAGCGCATACACCGCCGCTAAGAGCGAGTCAATGTGGTCTTGCAGGGTGACGACGCGCACGGCCCACTGCTGCCACCCGCGCAGTTGCTTGGACATCCATTCGGCGTCGGCCTTGAGCTGCCACACCGCGTCCTCGTCATGGCCATTAGGCGCGAACTTGCGCAGTCGCTCGTCGATGGCGTTCAGCCGGTGGCAGTCGGGACAATCGCTCATGCGCGCCACTCCCCGTCGACGATGTTGATAAGCGAGCGCTTCCCGTTCGGGTAGATCAGTGTGTCGGTGGCGAGCCACGAGCTAGGCCCGCGCACAAACTCGAGTCCGAGTCGCGCCATCGTGCCGCCCTGATATGCGCCTTCGCAGATGCCGGGCGAGTGGCCATGACCGATGACGACCTTCGTCCCGATCTTCGTGAAGCCCTGCCGCGAGCCGCGCGCGCCGTTTAGCCCGTAATCCCCGTGGTAGCCGCATTCGATGCCTTCAATCTGGAAGCTCTCGTTGCGGTCGAGAAACGTCGTCCGGTCCTGACACACGAGCCACTGCTTCATCCAGTGAGCGAACGGGTCGATAGTGCGTGCGCCGGTCTCGCTCATGTATGCCCCTTCCACCATCGCGAGCGCCGTCTTGAGCAAGAACTTGGCGTTGCGCGGGTCGGACTGCCACATAGCGCGCTTCACCCAGCGGGCGAGCATGTCGGGATGGTTCGAGTAGACGAGCACGTTGCGGGCCCACGCCGGCGTCGTGGCGTCGATGTAGGCTGCGGTCTTGCGGAGCGACTTCTCGACATCATCGGTGCCGGTGTGGTGCTTCACAAAATCAATGAACGCCTCGCCGGTGTGCCAGTGCGTCCGGGAGTAGAAGTCGTGCACGTCATGGCGCACGATGATCTTCGGCCGCAGCACCGTGACGATGCCCTGCGGGCCGAAGGTTGCACGCCGGACGGCGGGGTCCATAAACTCCTCGTGCTCGTCGCCGAGCACGATGCCGGACACGCCTACCCACTTGGGTTCGGCGTTCGAGCGATACTCCCAGCCGAGGTCGATGAACGAGCCGTCCTTGACGGCGTTCAACTGGCGTAGGTGGAACTTCGAGCCTTTGACCTCGACGTAGGCGGCACCGTAGGTGTGGTGGAACTCGCCTTTCTTGCCGGCCTTCGAGGGGATGTAGTTCTTCTGTGTCACGGCCCCGGTCGTCGTGAGGATTTTCGGCAGCCGGTTTTGCGGCGTCGGCACCGTGGTCAGCTCGAGCTTCGGATGCCCGATGATGGCGCTGTAGGAACCGGAGATGGACTCGAAACCCTCGAGCGGGCGCGAGGCTGTCGGCTGCGTCATGATGTCGCCGAGTAGGAGCAGGTTCTTGTTGAGCGCTCGCCGGCGGTCGTAGATATAGGGCAGCAGCTCGGAGGCCCACCAGTCCTGAGACTTCGCCTGCACGCCCCACATCGAGGTCGGGTTGTGGTAACGGTAGGGGATGACGATCAGTTGCGCCTTGCGCTCGCGGCAGAGCGTGAACAGCGCGCCGAGGAATTCCTGATTGACAGGCGTCGCGTTCTGCGCGGCCGTGATGACGTAGCGCTGCACCCCGCGCGCGGACACGAGCCGCTTGTGCAGCGCGCGCACAGCGGCCTTCGGGATGCCGGCGTCCGGCTTGATGTGCGTGGACCACGGGCGGTAGCCGCAAGTCTTACACTGGAAGCGCTGATGCCCCCGGCCGGTGGTGCCTTTCTTGACCCAGCGGGTCCCGCCGCATTTATGACACTTCATTCGCAGCCTCCGGCGTGTCGTCGATGGTGTTCACGATGAACTCTCCCCCCAGTGCCAGCGACAGCGCGGTATTTAAACGCTCCAGCGTCGAGGCGTGGAGGACCAGCTTATCACCGGTGCGTAGCCCCGTCAACAGCCCTTGCGAAGTCAGAGGCCAATCGTCCGCAGCGGGCACGTCGAGGATGACCCACTGGCTACCCTCGTTCTCCCGGACCGTGCGCGTCACCGCGTCTAAGGCGACGTTAACCAGCACGATGCCGGCGTGGTCCTCGTAATACTCGAACCCGAGGGGCACGGCCGTCGGCTGGCCCTTCGAGTTTGGCCTGTAGTGGAGCTGCCGGCCGATCTGGCGCGCTTCCTCGCGTGTCGCCACCTTGCGGTGGCGCGACTGCGTGAACGCCTTGAGGAACGCTTTGAGCCCTTCAACCGTGCCTGAGCCCGACACCATCAGGTCCGCGCGAGTGAGCGTGACGAACCCGTAGGTCTCGCGCAGATATTTGGCGGCGTGCTCGGCCACCAACTGAGTGTTACTTTCCAGTGCGATCAAGAGCATATTTATCCTCCATGTGCCGAATGACGGCGCGAGTGAGACTGTCAATGGTTCCGTTGTTGGTGAGTATCGTGTCTCCATCCCCTTCCGCGAGCTGCTGGTTCGAGACGTGCTCCTCGACCACGCTCACTTCCGGCCGGTGAATGTGCCAGAGCGTGCCGCCGGCACGGCGTATGAACTCGGCCTCGTTGGGAAAACGCGTGTCCGTGAATACGACACGCTCGACACCGGCGATGACTTCCGCCGCCCGGTCTATCCAGTAGGTCGGCGACTGCGCGCGGCGATACTCCGTGCCCCAACGCTGCAAGACCCAGCGGTAGGATCGGCGCGCCGTTAGCTCGGTGAGGAGCTGCGAGCCCGAGAGCCCGGCACCCTCAAGCAGGCAGGCGATAAAGCCGGGGTCTGCGCATTCCTCCAGCGCCATCCGCAGCAGCGGACGTTCCTTGGTTTCGCGATCCTCGAGGAAGGTCACGTCGCCCGGTGTCAGCCCGAACGCTTCTGCCACTTCGCGCTTCAGCGGACCAGCGAACGACGCCTTCGTGAATCCGAACTCGTCGCGCAGGATGTCGGCGATGGTGTCCTTGCCGCAGCCGGCGTAGCCGGTCAGGCCGATGATTACGCTCATTTGATCCCCCAGTGCTTGTAGAGGTTGATGTCGTCGGTGCGGATGATGTCGTCGACCTGAGCGATCAGGCGGGCAACGTCTTCGCCCGTGAGTTCAGCGTAGCGAATCAGGAAATACTTGGACGACGCCGGCGGCAAGAGCCCGCGTATCTTCAGCCCCGGATCGGGATAGGGCAGATGCCACGGGTCGGAGCGTGGGTGCAGCACCGCCTTCTCGCAGCCGAGCACGGCCACGTCAGCTTCCTTCACTTGGCGGGACTCGAGATCGGGCAGCCCGAATGCCCGGCGCACCACGAGATTGATGTGAGAGGCGAGCTTGAAGTAGTCGTTGTCGGGCGCGAGCGCGCGCTTCCACGGGCGGATGAAGTCATGCACGTATGCCTCCTCGGCGTCGTGGAGCAGGCCCTCCAGCTCGAAGCCCGATGGCACCACATGCGACACCATGACGGAGTGTTCGGCGACGCTGTAGAAGCGGCAGTGCCCGAGGTAGCGGCTCATGTTCCCGAGCGCGAGCGCGATGTCGATGATGTCCACGTCCTCGGGCCGGGGGTCGCACGGGTAGAACCGCCGGCCGGTGTAGGTCTGCATCCACTCGCCTTTGCGGCCGGGGTCCACCACGAGCCCGCGCCCGCCGGTCCGGTTGAGGTCGCCCTCCGCGTTGAACGCGCGGCGTGAGATGTCGTCGTGATCCATGATTATGCCCTCCAGAATCCGCCAACGCCATCGGGGGACTTGAACCACTCGTGCCCCGCGCGTTCGCGCCAGTTGTAGTAGAACAATTGGCCAATCCAGACGGAGTTCGCCACGACAAGACTCACGCCGCCAGCAAAGCTCCACCATTGGTCGAGGTGCGGATAGAAATAGAGGTTCCACCAACCCCAAATTGCGAAGAAACTCATGTAGGTCCAGTGGACTCCACGCACCAGCTTGTCGCGATACAGCCGCGCGACGTTACCCCACAACATGATGCCGCCGACGAACTCAAAGCCGCCGTTGATGATGTCCGGCGTCACGAGTCACCTCCGAGCGCGAGAACATAGCTGTTCACTGCGTCCCGGCCACGGTGCGCGACGATGTTGCAAAGCCACTCGACTTGAGCGAGCGCATCGGACAACGCATCGTGCGCGATCTTCGGCTCGGGCCGGTGGGCGGGCGGCAGCGTCGCGGCGACGGTGCGCAGGCACCGCTCATTGCGGTAACTCCACGGCTCCGGGTAGCCGGCGATGTGCAGGAAGTGGCGGAGCCACACGAGGTCAGACGCGGCCCCGTAGCTCCACACCTTCACGTCGTCGGTGCCGTGCTGCTTGATAAAGTGCATGAGCTGGTCGGCTGCCTTCATGGCATTCAGCGCGCCGGCATGGCCGAGGATCAGCCGGTTGCGCGCGATCTGGCCTTGCGCCATCCACCAGTAGACCGTGGCCAGATCGACGTGGCAAAGGTTGCGCTCCAGTTCGCACTTGTTCCAATCGAGGTATGCGTCGAACATCTCGACGCCGTGCGGACAGAGCGGCGCGGCCGACAAGTCGAACGGCACGGCCGCGATCTGCACGAGCAGCGCGTTCGGGCGCGTCGAGAACCCCTCGCAGTCGAACATGATGTTGTCGTAGCGCTTGGTCATTTGAGCACTTCCCGCGCCACGAGGTCCGGCGTGATGTCGCGCCTGCTGATGGCAAGCTGCTCGGGCTTCGCCGGCAGGTAAGTCAGCTTCAGGCCGAGGTGCTGGATCAGCGAGCGCAGCACGTCCTTGACGGCGAACTCCCCGTCTCCCTTGTTGACGGGATAGGGCTCCATCTTGAACACGGCGTCGCGCTCGAGCACGCGGACTCGCTCGTGGAGCGCCTGCAACTCCGCCCGAGTGGAGTGCCACAGTATGTAGAGGAGCACGAGCACGAGCACGATCGGGAACAGCGCCCCCACAAGCAGCATGTAAAAGTCAATGGTCATTTTGCGTCTCCATATCTGACTGCTATCCCGCCGTCCGATGCGAGCGGCAGGCCCGGTCCCCACCACGGGGACGCCTTCATGATCTGGCCCATCTCCACCAGCGCGCGCTCGGCCAGTTCTGCCCGCACCAGTGCTGCCACCTCGTCATGCGACATCAGCTTCACGTCCCAGCGCTCGGCGATCTGGAGCATCTGATCGGCCACGATGATGCGGTGGAGCGCTTGGATCAGGTTCTCGGTCGTCTTTCCCCCGTAGAGGTGCCGGATGCCGCGCGGCGTGTCGTATATCCACTGCGCCCCGGACCGGCGCAGGTTGTCGTAGCGCAGCGCGAGCCCGTTGGGCAGGATGATCGAGTTCTTGGACACCCGAACCGAGCCCGGAGTTCCCGGCCCGATGTCAAATTCTGCCCCGTCCGCCATCGAGGGGATGACGATCTCGTCGAGGTATTCCCACAGCCCGACGATCTTGTCGTTGGCCGCGCGATACTGGGTGATGATGTGGTCGCACACGATACAGTGCACCAGCATCGCCTTGCGGTCGAGCCGGGTCGGCGCTTCGGACACCCGCTTCATCTTCCACTTGTTGTTGAGGAACGCCTGCGCGTCGACATTTAAACGCACGATGTCGTCCTCGGTGAACTGGATGCGTGGGCCCCCGAACATCCCGCGCAGCAGCTCCATCGCGAACTTCACGAACCCCATGCCGTAGCCGCCCCCGAGCGTCGTGTTCTTCCCGATCAGCCCCGGTATCTCGTCCTCCGGGTTGAGCTTGCGGTTGATGGTGCGCCCGTAATACATGCTCGCGCGCTCCGAGTAGACATCCCGCCCCTGCGCGAACGCGGTGACAAGGTCCTCCTGCCGCGCGAACCATGCGAGCGTGCGCGCTTCGCCCTGAGCGGAGTCGCGCACCACGATCTTGTAGCCGGGCGGGGCCATGATCGCCTTGCGGATGCGCCCCTTCCTCGCGTCTTTCTTGCTGGTGCGCTCCGGGTTCTGCCAGTTCACCCCGTCCGAGCCGCCCCAGCGCCCGGTGTGCGCCCGGTAGTAGGCGATGTAGACCGGCACGGGCTCGCCCCCCCGTGAGAGGGTTAGGAGGCGGCGGGCCCGCGTCACGTTGAGCGTCGACTTGACCGCGAGGCGGGCCTCCGCCAGCACGCGCAAATCCTCGTCGTCGCCGTCGAGGAGCCCCTGCATGAACGGGTCGGACTTCGCGACGGCAGGGATGGGCCCGTTCTTGCCGCGCTTCATCTCGACCTCGACTCCCATCGCTTCGAGGAGCGCCACGAATTTAGGGGCGCTGCCGAGGTCCTTCTCGGTCACGCCAGCTTGCGCCAGCAAGTCGCGCCGGCGCTCCAACTCGTCGATCTCGACCTGCTTCAGCAGCGCGTCGTCGAGCACGAACCCCGGCTGCGTGAACATGCGGATGGTCGCGTCGATCAGGGCCAGCTCCGAGCGCGGGAAGCCGGCGCACATCACCTTGAGCGCTTCCATCATGACCTCGGCGTCGTTCAGCGAGTAGACACCATACTCCTCCCACAGCGCTTGCGGCATGTCCGCGCGGCGCAGCCCCTTGACGAGCGGCGGTATGTCGAGCTTGCGCCCGACGCCGGCGCGGCGAGCGAGCGCGTCGAGGTCGTGCTTCTCGTAGGGCCCATAGACCGCGCGCGACATCGAGAGCGTGTCGAAGTAGAGGCCGGGGATTATGCCATAGTGGAACGCGAGGATGCCGCCGTCGAAATGCGCGTGATGCGCAGCGACGCCGACGCGAGACCAGTCCACGCGGCGCGCGAACTCCCGGAACTGGTGGTCCTCCAGCCAGAAGCGCCGCCCAGCGTGGACAACAGAAACCCCGATTGTCTCGAATCGGGGGTCTCTGATGTAGTCTGCGGTGCTGAGCTTGTCTAGGGTGTAGTCCTGATCCCAGTAAGTCTCGAAGTCCAGCCCGGCGACTGTGGTGATGTTACTGAGCCGTGTCACTTGACCTCGTGGGTGAATCGGTCGGCCGGGATGAAGCCCTCGACGCCGCGCTCGGATATCACGAGATAGCCCGGACCGAACTCCGACACGGGCAGGCCGAACCAGCAGAGCTTATCGACGCCGCTGCCATCGGTCATGAGCGCTTCGCCGTTCTTCCACAGCGGGCGGTAGTCCGGCTCGATACGAGCGATCAAGACGCCGACGGAGCACGTCTCCTGATAGAGCTTGACTTCGGCGAGCGGCATCTCGGCGCGCGCGTAGAGCTTCGGCGCGGGAGCCTGCGCGAAGGCGGACATGGCGACGAGCGTGAGGGCGGCGAATAGCTGCGGCAGGGTGTAGCGCTTCATGGTGACCTCCTAGTGATGAACGGCGTAGCCGTGGTGAATGTGGCCCAGCTCTGCCAAATACACGAGGAGCTTATACTTTGCTGCGGGCAACCGCGAGATAGCGCCGGGGCCGAACTCGACAACTTCCTGAAAGAACACGCGATACTGATTCAGGTCGGTGATGGCGCTGGCGTTGAACGCCGGCAGCAGCACCTTTGTCAGTCCCTCCCTGCGAATGGCATCCATCGACCGAAACTCGTAGCGGTCGAGCCAATCCGGCGGCGGGGCCAATGGGTTCGCGATGTCCACCGACAGCATTCTACGCCTTTTTCTTTCGCTTGGCACGCGCTGTTTTTTCCGTAAGCGCTGTTATTTCTTCCACGGAACTGAGCGCGGCGATACCCAGTGTCTTTGCAGTAGCCCGGAGCCCAAGGCGCTGCGCTTCGGCGTGCAGCGAGATAAGCTCCAGCATGAACTCGTCGCGGCGGTGTTCGAGCTTCACTTCGGCGCCTCCAGTTCGATCAGTGGTTGCGAGTAGGGGATGCGCAGCGGGTGCGCGGGGCTGCCGTCGGCGTTGATCTTGAGCGCCATCGGGCGCACCCCGAGGTGCCGCAGCCACTCTACCATCTTCGGACCGCACGTAGTCCGCGTGCCATGCGTGCCCCACGCGCAGACGATGGTCGCGTTAGGAGGCGAGGCAAGGCGCGTGATGGTTCTGACGTTGCGCCCCGGCTGGCCGGGCTCACTCAGGGGAGACGGATGCGTGTAGAGCGCTTGCGGATCGGTCGAGCGCAGCGCGAACAGGTTGGCCACGGCGATGCCCCCGTAGCCGAGCCGCTTGGCCCGGCCGGCGCAGACTCGGATGGTCGCGTCGTCGCGCAGTGCGTCCGCCGTGCTGGGGTTCAGCATGATCCACACGAGCGGCCGGGTGCGCTCGTCCCACACGCGCCACAGCAGGTAGCGATACTGGCCGCAATCGGAAAGCTCAGCGCCATAGCGGACATATCTCCGTGCCGGACAATCGTCCGCGCAGCCCATAGGGTCCGTGCCGTGCTGAGGACAATCCCTCATGGCCGATAGCTCCCGTCGCCCGAGTTCAGCGCCTCGTCGACGCTGCGTTTAAATGCCTCCAGCCCCTCGACGCGATCTTGGAGGCGCTGTGCGTGGGCGCGGAGGCGGTCGTAATCCGCCGCCAGCACCATGTCAGAGACACCGCGCATGACCCCACCGAAGGTGTAGCGTCTCGGTTCCTCGGGCATCTGGCTCATTAGCGGGCTACCTTGCTAGGCAAGCAGTCGGCCAAAAGGGTGCTGCGCACGGTCTGTTGCAGCCGAGTCGCAGCCCGTTCGCACTGCTCGAACGTCTCGAATGTTGCCGTGACGACGATGCCGGACGCGGCGTGCACGCCGAGATAGCCAATGAAGATCAGGGTATACATGGTAGCGGTCTCCTAGTAAGGGTAGATGTGCTCGATCTCGACGCCGCAGATGCGCGTGTAGGTGCAGCGCAGGCCGCGCGCGTGATAGAACGAGTTATGATAGAACAGCCAGTAGCCCCAGCCCTTCCAGCTAAGCCGCAGGCCCGTCCCCCAATCCGAAAGCGGGATGTAGCCGAAATACCAGCCGGGCCCGCGATGCGGTGTCGGCGAAGCGCGGGACACTTTAGCGGTCCTCGTCCGGGCGGCATTCCTCCAGCGCGGCCGGGTTGTTGAAGCTGAAGAAATACCCGCGCACCACGGCGCGACATTTCTCGCCGGCGGTGTCGACCTTCTCGACTTTGGCGTAGCTGACGCACCCTGCCAATAGGGCCGCTGCAACTGCGATCATGATGGTCTTCATTTGCGTTTCCCTTTCGGTTTGTAAAAGATGTGATTGCCCCACTGTCCCGCTACGTCCATGTCCAGCCGCCAGTAGGGCTTGCATTCCTGCGGCCGGTCCGGCGGGCACACGAGCGCGTGGAAATGGTCGGCGCCGCCGGTGAAGTCCGATGTGTGAAACGAGAGCCACGCGATCTGTTGCGCCTGCTTCCACGCCACGCCGTCGACCACTGGGCCGGGCTTCGTCAGCGAGGAGTATTGCCCCTTCGCGCGCACCACGTCGCACACTCGCGTCGGGTCGCGCTTCGCCCGGTTGAGCGTGGCCTGCGCGAGCGCCATCGACCCGATCACAGGCTCGGTCTTCGCGCCCTCGTGATAGAGCATGACGGCCATGCACAGCACCCACGATTCGAGCATCATAGTCCCGCGTCCTCGGCGAGTGTCGCCGCCATGCAGAGCGCGAGGACCCGGAGGTTATGCGCGTCGGAGTTATACAAGAAGCCGAAGTCGTGTATGTGAAACCGGCCGTCAGGTCCCAGCAACAGCTCTTGGTAGGCAATGCGTTCCGGGCCAAATACACAGCGGCCAATCCAATCGACCCTCTTAGCCCGCCCCCCCAAGGCTCGGTAGACGACACTGCTGACGGCGGTGCATGAGTGGGCGTGCTCGTCACCTTCCACCAGCCGCGCGGCTTCCCGCAGTATCTTGCTCAGTCTCAGTTTCACAGTGACCTCCCATCCTCCCAGTGATTGTCCGGCCCGCGAAACCGCCGGCGAAACGTCGGCACGTCGCGGCTGTCGGTCAGGAGTGTCAGCATGACCTCCAGCCCAAACTGCTTGTTGTGCACGTCGCCGGCGTGGAGGTATGCCATGCCCACCTCGACGATCTTCCGCAGACGCGCGGCTTGCTGCTCAGGAGTTAGCGGCACGACGGGCCTCCCGTTTCAGAGTTTGAATCAGCCTGCCAAGAGCGATGTCGGTTGTCACGCCGAGGTTACCCGTGCAGTTGCGCGTTTTGTAGACCGTCATCGAATGCGGGTGCGGCCCCGCGCCGCGCGCGAGCCCGACGCGGTCGAGCGCAGCATCTAGCTCAGCCAACGCTTGTTCGGCCATGCTCTGCGCCACGGCTTTGTGCAGCTTAGGCGGATATGCCACGGGCGGCCTCGTGTTGTTTAAATGCGCGCTTCAACCGGCGGTAGTTCGCCTTCGGCGAGCCCGGCAGCAGCCGGATGGGTTTCAGGATCGGCACGACCTCGGTCTTGTGGACCACGCGCTCGTTGCCGTCCTTGTCCTTGACTTGGTGCCACAACGGCGAGAGCGGTGTTTTCCCGTCGGCTCCGTAGAGTATCTTCTCAACCTTGCGCGCGATGATCTTTCCCCTCGGGCCCATCTCGCGGATAGTCCGGGTGTGTGTAGCGTAGAGCGGGACCTCCAGCAGATGATGGACGCCGGGGAACTCGGGCTTCGGTTGCGGGCCCGGCCGATACTTCGACATCTTGCGCATCGCCTTGGCGAGCTTGTCATTCATTCCGATATCTCCTGTAGTAGCACTGCGATCTCGTCACTGTCGAGCGGAGGCCGGCCGTCGCACGAGGCGGCGATGTCGGCCGCGTCTTGCGGCAGGATGCCGGCTTCGAGGTGAGTCTGGTATAGACTCAGCGCGGCGCACAAAGTTGCACGCTCGCGGGCCCCGCCGATGAACGTGCAGTCCTGCCGGCGCACGGTCACCGGGGGTTTAGGAGGGGTAGCGTTCACGGTTCACACGTCCTTCATTGATGGCGGCTCGCAATTCCTCGATGATAGCAACGCCAGTGCGGCGCGCGTCGCGAGCGCTCTTGTGTAGTCCGGTAACTTGGGCCTCGCGATCCGGCCACTTGAGATATCGTCGCACGAGCCGGTAACCGTATAATTCCCCGGAGCTGGACTGCGCGCGATGAATCTCGTAAAGCACGCCAGCCACAGCGCCGAGGAATTCGACACGCGTGAAGATGGCCATCAGTCCTCCCGTTTCCCGGCCCGGCCGCAGAACATCCGGGCGATCTGCAAGTCCTCGCGCGCATCCTTTCGCGCGTCGGCGTAGCTAGTCCGGTAGCCGCGCGTGTGCTCGACGCCGTCCACGTAGATGATGTAGGTTGCGCCGCCGCCAGCGTGCTCGACAAAGTCGGCCCATGTGCCCCGGCGGGGCTCGGGCGTGGGTGCGGCATTACTCATTTCGGCCTCCGCTTCGTGACGGCATCGAGGATTATGTTCGTGCAGCGCCCGAGGGCCTGATAGAGGGCCACGTTCTCATACTGGCTCGGATACTGCACCGCATTGGCGATGTAGCTGCTCGCGCACACCTCGCACAAATGGCGCGTTTCGTTCTGGCCGGTGCGATGATCCCGCTGCTCGAATGTCGCGAGCGGAGCGAGGGACGAGCAAGAGTCGCATTCCAGCCAGTCGCCGTTCAGCTTTTTGTATTTGTATTCGGTGCTCATAGCGCCGGGCAGTCTGCCGTGGTGGACCGCCGTCCGGACTGGAATTCATGCCAGCAGATCAGCGCTTGTTGGCGCTCGGTCGGCGCCGTCAGTGCTACGCGTTCTTGCTGGTCGAGCCGGTCTCCGATGGCGAGCCCGGTCATCGCCAGCACGGCGCAAAAAATAATCAGGTAGATAGCCTGCATGAAACCCTCCGTTTAAATGCACCCCGGCATGACCAGCAGCGTGCCGATCACCAGCAGGATGATGATGTTGATGATGCTCACCCGCACGATTCCTCCGTCACGACGTAGATGTCGCGGGTGTTAATCTTCTCGCAGAGCGCGTCGATCTCCCCGTCGTCCAGCCGGCAGACATCGCCGCCGTTGTCGGCGATAGCCTCCACGTCGCTCGAGCGGCGCGGGCTATTCTGCCAGTGCCGCAGAGCGGCGAGGATGATGGATACCTCGCGAATGTCCAGTTCCGTAAGCGTCAATTTCGTAGGCACTGTAAGAATGAGTCTCTTTGCCATGCGTATGCTCCTCGGTTATCGGGGCCCGGTTAGGACCCACAGTAAAAAGACGGCGAAGATGGCGGCGAGGACCCGCGTTCCCCGGACGTAGACCCGCCGCGTGAACTCCTCGAACTCGGACTCTTTCACTTGATGTCCTCCACTTGCTCGTCGGAGATTTGCCCCTGCTCGTAGGCGCGGAGCACTACACTGCGCAGCGCGTCGGCGCTTGCGCTCCATAGTCCGGGCGGATAGACGCGAGCGACGCTCAGCAGCGCGCGAAGTTGGCCGGCGGAGAAGCCCATAATCCGGCGGCGCGAGACGCTCGGCTCGATCTCGACGAGCGAGCGGAAGAACCGGTGAAATATGCCGATCATGCTTGCCCCCTCGCGACTTTGCGGATGTCGAACAGCAGGGCCCAAAGTTCTTTGGCCTCGGTGTAGCCGTTCTCGGCGTCCAGCTTCTCGATGTTGTCGATCCAGACGGCGATCTGCTCCAGTTGCGCGCGGCTCACCGTGCCCGCGTCGGCGAATTTTATCTCGTCCAGTATGCTCACTTGCCCCCCCTGAAGTTGAAGATGTTGGCCTCGGTCAGCTTCCCCGTCCGCCAGTAGGATTTAAACGCCTCGCGCATGGCTGCGTCGGTAGCCCGGTCGAGCGCCCAGTGATTCACTCCCGGCACCATGTGCAGTAGCTCGCGCAGGGCCTCGGTGTCCAGCCGGTCGAGCTTCAGCAGGACCGGCGGGATGATGACATCCTTGTCGTTATGCCGCGACTTTGACACGTTTCCTCCACCGCGCGCGCAGCAAGTCGATGATGTCCAGCAGGTCGGCCTCGCTCACTTCCCGGAGCGTGACCTCGAACTCGAACGGCTCCGCGCCGTAGCCCCCGCGCAGCTTGGCCGTGCCGAACTCATAGCCATAGTCCACCTCAGTGAACCCGGCGCGCGCCTTGCCTCCAGTGCGACTCGCCACGCGCTCGGCCGTCTCGCGCTGCCTACGGTAAAAAGCCGTCTGGTCCTCGGCGCGCTGCTTGACCGCGCGCCAGATGGGCGCGTAGCCCGGCAGGAACCGGCGCTGCACGTCCTTCACGATCTGCTCGACCGGGCGCGTGTAGCTCACGCTGATGCTCGGGGATTCCAGTTGCCGGTTGTCGATCCACACGTCGCGCGGGATGACGATGGTCGTGGTCCCGTCGGGCTTGGTGTAGCTCGGCCAGTCCCCGCTGAACGTGATACGCTCCTCGTTACCGTAGCCGTCGGCGTGCATGTGAAAGCGCACCCCGTCGGCAAGCTCCACGTCGGCGAAGACGCCGCCGCAGTCCGTTCGGTCCTTGACAATCCGGCCGCCTAGTAGGCTGGCGATCTTGTCTAGCAGCATTTCCTTTTCCAGAGTCGTCACGATGTTACCTCCTGATGTGGAAGAATGAGGCGCACGTCCGGCGCCGTGGTCGAGTCCTCGGTCCGGCCGCCAGCGAAGCGCAGCCGGAGATGGTGCGAGCCGTCGGCGTTCGTGCGCGCGTCGCACGCCAGCGCCCCGGCCCGTCGGATGATGTCGCTCAGGTGGATGGTTGCCACGATGGATTTAAACGCGCCTGATCGTGCGCGTGGCCGTTAGCTCGTAGCTAATGGCACGCGCGAGGTCCGTAAAATCCCACGTCTTGCATTCCACGGTGTAGCCCTGCTTCCGAAGCTCGCGCGCCTTCCGGTCACGCTCCAGCTTGCTCGTGAATCTCAGCGTCGTGTCTTGCTTGACGGTGCTGCTCATGGTCTCAAACATGGGCGCGTTCCTTTTTCTGCGCGGCGTAGTGCGCGCGCACTGCCTCGAGCACCGTCGGCACGAGGTTCAGCGCCTCGGCGTGCAGGCGGGCGATGGCCTTCTCGGTGCAGCGGTCCCCGGATTGCAGAATCGTGCGCCCGTAGTCGCCCAGTCCGGTCCCCATCCCCATCGCGTGCGTCGTGAAGCCGTTCTCAGCGTGGAACGCTACGCTCGCGAACGTGGACAGGCCGCGCGTCCGCTTGGATGTCGTGAGGCTGAGCACCGTCTCGCCCTTCTCCTCGGGCCGGTGCGTTAGTGCGTGCGCTTGCACGTCCGGGAGAGTGATGCGCGTCTCGGCGCGCCAACCGTCCCGGTCCTTGCGCATGGTGGTCGTGTAGCTCATTTAAACGCTCCTAGACAAAGTTGAACGACTCGACTGGCTGGACCTGCATCGTGACCGCTTCCTGCTTCAACTGCATACGGAGCGCGGTCGCGAAGCGCCGGGCCTCGGTCTCGATGCTGCCGCCTATGAATTCCACCTCGCCGGCGTGCTCGACGTGGGCCGCGCCCTCGTTGTTGAACCACGCGCGCGGCTCGAACTTGAGCGAGTAAGGCGGGAGCCCGGTCAGGCGCGCTACGCGCTCGACCGCCTTCGCCGCGTCGCCTTGCGATATGCCGGTCGCTTCGCCGGCCGGTCCGCGCGAAAATCCAAATCTGACAATGTATAGTTTCTGCATGTGCCTCCAGTTAGGGTGTTAGGGCGTTCTCAAAAAGCGGCCGGGCCTTACCGGCCGCGTTCAGGCAACGTCCTTGCTTACTTACTCCAGTCGCGCGAGAACACGTTCGTGGTGTTCAGCACGGGCTGTAGAGCAATCGGCTCCGGCTCGGGCTGGCGCTTGCAAGTCCGCTGGTCCTCGGGGACGCTCGTGTCCTCGGTGACGATGCAGTAGACCACGTAAATCGCCACGGCTGCAATCGCGCCCTTGATAGCCGCGCGCAGTATCCGCGTGCCCTTGCTGGCATGGCTGCCGTTGCCTTGGCTGCCGCCGGAGGCTTTGCTTCCGCCACCGCCACCGCCACCGCCACCGCCACCGCCACCGCCACCGCCACCGCCACCGCCACCGCCACCGGACTCGCCCAAGAACGTCCACGCTTGCCCGTTATTCCCTTGCGGGAAAAATTTGATGGTGCCGTTGAAGTGCTGATAGAAACCCGCGCCGCCGCCAGCTTGCGCCAGTCCGGCCGCAAACAGGAGCACGAGGGAAAACACGTAAGGCATGATTCGCTTCATCGTTTAAATCTCCCAGTCTATGCGCGAGTCTTCCGGGCGCTCGCGCGATTCCCTCAGTGCAAACACAAACAGCCGGGCCCCTGTGAGGAATAGCAGGAGCCCGGCCAGAATCAGAAGGCGGACGGGCTCAAACATACTCGAAAAAGACCACGGGCTGAGCATAAAAGACAACGCAGACCTGCCGAAGTTCCTCGCGGATGCCGCTGGCGAAGGCGCGCAGGAGCGTGTAGTCGTGCTCGGGCCCGATGTATTCCACGGTGCCGCCGTCCTCGACGATGCGCGTGCCGGCGTCAGTCTCCCATGCGCCCGGCCCGAAGCGGAGCGAGTAGCCCGGCACGCGTATGTGCGCAGCGATTTTCTCGATCAGGCGCGCAACGTCCCGGTGCGAGAGATAAAGCGGGTTGCCGTCCCGGTCATATTCGCAGCCGAAGCCGATCACAAAGCGCTGAGTCATGGTGTGCCTCCAGTAGTCCGCGCGAATTATACGCGCTCAGATGATGGGAGTAAAGACATTTTTCGGAGCGGATTTAAACGGCTCGACGTAATACCAGCCGGCCCGCTCGCCGTGCTCGACGCGCCGGATGACGTGCGGCTTGCCCGTTAGGGCGTTAAGCCGTTGCTGCTCAGGGAGCGCAGCGTCTCGCGTCTCGTGGTAATTCATTACCACGCCTCCCGGCCCGTGCGCTGTAGATAATCGCGCTTCAGGCGCAAGATGGCAGTCCAGACGCGCTCGGTCTCGCGCCTGAACCGCGCCTCGAGGCGCAGGATGGCCTCGCGCTCGACCTCGGCCTGTTGGGTGAGCTTCATTTTCAGGCGCAGCAGCGCGCGCTTGCGTGCCGTCTCGCGCTCGACAATGCGCACCTCCAGCCGATAGACGGCCTCGGCATATTCCCGGCCCGCGTCACGCGTTGACTCGCGCAGCAGCCGGAACGCCATACGGCGCGCCGTGCTATCGGATATCCAGCGCGCCTCGAGGCGGCGCAGGGCTTCCCATGTGGTCGGTCTCGGTTTCACTTTATTCCCTCCGCGCGCTCAGCTTGGCGCGCCTTGATGACATCCTCGACGATGCGGCCCGGCGTGTAGCCGCAATTTAAACAGCGGCCTCCGAACGTCCCATGCCATGCGGCGCACGGCGTCGATACCCCGCGCGCCAGCCGGTGCTGCTCATGCTTCGATAGTCTAGCGGTCATGGTCCTCCTCGCTCCAGCGCAAGTAGCACGATTCACAAAGCCGTTCCTCGTAGGTCAACCCCTCGTGGTCCGGCACAGTCGGTATCCCGCAGTCCGGGCAGCGCGCGCTCGGCGCGTCCCGGTCCGGATGGAACAGGGCCCGCAGCAGTTTGTCCTCGGGCCTCATGATGGTGCCCCGGCCAGCATCCGCAGGACTTGGAGCGCGCGGCCCGTGTCGTTGCGGTAGTTGCCCATCCGGCAGATGCGCCCGTTCACGTCCGGGCCCCACAACGTAACCGCCCCGTAAGAATAGAACGGCGTGCTCTGTGCCGGGTCGCGTTCGTCGCGCACGGAGTAGTCGCCGATTTGCTCGATGATCTTCATGCTACCCCCCGCGCGGCGCTGGCCCGCGCCTCAAGCTCGGCCAATCGCGCCGGATAGTCCGCTTGCGCGCGGGCCTCGCGCGCCAGTGCGACAATCAGGAGCGCTACGTCCTCGACACTGGCGGCCTCGATAGCGCGCGCCAGTGGGTCCAGTGGCCGGAGGACTCCCGGCCCGTCGAATGGTGTCGGCGTTCTCATTAGCGCACCTCCAGCCCGTCGGCGCTCATGCCGTCGGCGATGGCCGCCACGTAGCGCGGCTCGACGACGACGGCCCGGCCGAAGCGGGGCGCGTCCGGGTCGATATTGTTGAGCGCCCAGTCGCGCGCTGGCGGCGTGTTTAAATGCAGCAGCACGACGCTCCCGTGGTTCACGATGCGCACGTCCGGGACGTGCTTATGTGCGGTGCTCATGCCTTGGCCCTCCCGATAAACCGCTCGCTGTTAGCGTCCAGCCACTCGACAGTGTCGGCCGCCGCTTGGCGCGTCTTTGCGTCGAAGTGCTCCGGGAACGATAGCACGACGAGGCTCCAGTCACAGTCCTCCTCATACCACGGGCCGCCGGCGAACGTGCGGATGACTCGATACTGGAGCGGCATGTCGGCCCGGCGCTCCGGGCTCAGCCAATAGCCCCCGTGCCCGGCCGTCGTGATGCGCACGATACCGGGCGCGATCTCCTCGGCCGTCTGAATCTTGCCCCACGCGCAGGACTGCCCCACGCGCGGCGAGGCGTATTGTGGGCTCATGACACCCCCCGCTCGATGATCTCGCGCGTAATGAAGTATGCCCACAGCGCCAGCAGCGCGATGTTGCTGGAGATGTCGCCCGGCCGCTCGCTGTAGACGAGCGAGGCGGCCTGAGCCCCGGCCCCTAAGAATAGCAGCAATAGAAGCGTGCTCATGTGCCCCCCTAGCGGACTAGGTTGAAGTTAAACGGCGCGGGCCCGTCCACGTCCACGCCGTAAGCGGTCTCGATGTCGAACGGCTCGCGCGCGTTCTCCAGCCCGGCCCGCTCGGCCGCGTCCAGCACGGCGGCGGCTTCCGCTTTGCGCCGCTCCCGCGCGAGCTTGGCGCGCGTCCTCGCGGTCTTGCTCGGGAAATTGGCGATAGTCTTGCGGCGCTTGCGCCCCTTGCGCACGCGCTCGTCGACCTTGATGCGCTTCTCGATGATCTCGACGACGACGCCGTCGCGGTAGCGCGTGATGCGCACCTTGTCGTCGCGCTGTGCTCCCGTGAAGCGCAGCCCTTCGCGGTGCTGCTCGGCTTGCTCGAAGCGCTGCACGCTTTCGCGGCGCGGGTCGTGCCTTACTGCTTGCGTTGTCATGGTGTCGTGCTCCTCTAGGTTATGGCGTGCCGAATAGCGCGCCCCGGTGCGGCCCTCCAGCCGCACGAGGTCGGGCTAGTCCTTCCGCAAGTCTAGCGCTCCCTGCTCGGGTGCCGGGCCCGCAAGCTCAGCGCGGAAGTCGCGCGCCAGCTTGCCGGTGAGCTTGGTATGCGTGCCGCGCGTGGCCGGCTCCGGGCGCGGCTCAGGGATGGGCCGGCGCTCGACGATGCGTTTAAATTCCTCGAATACAGCGCTCGGCCCGTAGCCGCCGCCTTGCGCGTAATAGTAGAGGTTGCCCATCGGCACGCGCACGGCCTCCACGGTCTTGTGCCATTCATACCAGACGCTCCAGAAGCCGTCCTCACGCGCCTGCTCGGGCGCGAAGCGTGCCTGTATCTCGGCCGTTAGGGTGCGCAGCGCCCGGATGGTCGCCTCGCGGTTGCGGTCGGCCTCGCGCGCAAAATGCGCGTTCCAGCGCGCCGCTGATTCGAGTCCGCCCCTCATGATTGCACCCCCTTCCGGATGTAGACGGGCACGTCCCCAATGAATCGGGGCTCGAAGCGCCCGGAAAACTCGTGCAGCGGGACGCACGCGAGAATGAGGCGCACAAACTGGCCGCCCGTTTCCCACGCGGCCGCAACGGTGCGCGCGGTGTCCAGCCCGCCGGGCCCGAAGTAGTCGGCGGTCAGTTCGATTTGCGCGCCGTCCTCGCTGTTATAGGTCGAAAGCTCCAGACGATAAAGCTCGTCGGTGTCCTCGATTTCATATTGCCTGATGCGTGCGGTATAGCGTGCCATGTTAGACGCCCTCCCTTTCCACGCGCCGCAACAGCGCGCGCACGCGCCGCCGTAGCGTCCAGCGGTCGGACTGGTTGCGCTTGAGCGCGTCCAGCAGTTCTTTCGCGAGGCGCAGATTCGCGCGGACTACCGCGCGGCGTGCGGCTTCGCGTTGTGCTTCGGTTCTCATGGTCCAGTGCTCCTCTAGGTTGTGTGGCGCGGAATTGCGCCCCACTGCACCCGCTCGCGCAGGCGCAGGGAGTCGCGATTATACGCCCCCTTCCGGGGAAAAGCTACCATAGAATTCTGGCCACACTCGCCGGCCGTCCTCGCCGTGCGTGAGCTTGCGCCCCCGGCCCTTGCCGGCCGGCAGTCCGCCGCCCTCCAGCGGCAGCGCGTCATACGCGGCAAGGGCCGCAATGGTCGCGCGGTCCTCGCGGGCATTGGCGCGCTTCTGTGCGGCCGTCAGGCGCAGGAATGCCACCCGCCGGCCGTGCACGTCGAGCCCGAAGCGGGCGAGCCCCCGGCGCTTCAACGCGTGCAACGGGCGCGCGTTCTCAGGCGTCAGGATGACTACGCCCCGCGCGCGCAGCACGGCGGCAAGCTCGCGCTGTGGCGGGGTTAGGCGTTTAAATGTCGTCATGAGCCCGTCCCTCCTCGGCTACGTGTAGCCTCGCGATACAGCCAGAGGTTACCCCGCACGCCGTCACGCGCGCCTAGCCAAAGGGCCCGGCGCTCGTCGCGGGCCATGCGCCAGTATTGCGCGCGCTTGTCGGCGAGGCGCGTGATGACGTGGTAGACGGCCGCGCGCACGGTAGCCGTGACGTGACAATCGCGCTCGACGATGTGACGGGCGCGGGCTCTATACGCTTGTGCAAGTGCGGTGCTCATGATTGCCCTCCCTCGCGTTTGACCGGCGTGCGCGGCCAAACTACCGGGGCCGGGCTCAACTGGTCGGTGCGCTCGTCGTCGTGCCGGCGGCCATACAGGCGGCCCCGGCCCCGCTGCCGGCGCGCAAGCTCGGTGCTGGCGTCGTTGACTTGGTCGAGGTATTTAGCCTCGGCCCGGTCATCGTGCCCGCGCATTGCAAGCGCGGCCTCACTCGCATCCTCAATGATGTAGGCAAGCTCGGCCAGTGATTTTTCGCGGAAGTTAATCATGCGCCACCTCCCCGGCCCGCTCGCGCAGGATGCGCGCGGACCACCTGAGCAGCCGGCGCTGTGCGGCGGTCTCGCTCAGGTCGGAGAAGTAGCGCCGGCCGCCGGCGCGGCGCGCTTGCAGCACGCCCTCGACAAGCTCGCGGCCGGACTCGAAGCGCGTCACGGTATAGCGCGCGAACATCCCGCACGGCAGCGGGGCGCCTAGCCCTTGCACGCGCTTGATGACGCGCTCGACGACGGTGCGCCCGTCCGCGTCTAGCCGGAAGCCGCCGGCGTCGGATTCAATGAACACAATTTGCATGATGCCTCCAGTTAGGCGCGTTAGTGCGCCCCGGTGCGGCCCCCGGAGGAGCCGCACGAGGTCGGACTAGCCGGCCACCTCCAGCGACGATTCGCACGCCGGGCAGATGGGCGCGCCGGCCTCGTCGATCCATTTACGCGTGACGCGTGCGAGGTAGCCGCACCCCTTGCACTCGCACTTGAGCAGGCGCGTGGACTGCCCGCCCGTCGGCCGCGAGCGCTCGGTCATCGCGCCGTGCGGATAGGGCCCTAGCTTCGCGATGGCGGCTCCAAAGCGCTGTTTAAATTTCTCCCCGCCGATGGTCGCCGTGAGCTTGCCCTCAAGCTCGAGCGCGCGGGCGAGCTTGCCGAATGTGCGCGCCTTATGGTTCGAGTGATGGGTGTGGCACAACTCGTGCGCCAGCACGTCGGCCACCCGCAGCGGCTCGTCGAGCACGGGCGAGATGAATATCTCGTCGTGCTTGTCGGTGCTGTAGTTGACCGGCCAGTGTTGCCCGATGGCCTTACCGCGCGAGCGGCGCGGGAATGCGCACGAGGCGCGAATGGTTTCGCGCAGCGGCTCCCCGGCCGCTTTGAATGCCGGCCGGAAAAGGTCCACGCACGCTTGCAGCCATTCCTCGCGCGTCTCGTATTGCTGCTTGGTTGTCATGATGTCATGCTCCTCTAGGTTGATGCGCTCCGGGCCCCCCGTCGCGCTGTGCGCGATTCTCCGCCTCGCCGGCCCCGGCGTCAAGCGTTTACACGCTCCGGGCCCCGCCGTTCGTCGGACAAGAATCATGCCAGCACGCCCCCGGCCGGGCCCGGCGCTTGCCCCCCGTGCGGGCTCGAGGCGCGCTCGAGTCGCGGGCCCGGCGCCGGCGTCCGGCAGTCGCCCCGGCACGCGCTCGAGGTGGCGCGGGGACGGCGCAAGCGCGCGGCCCGCCGGCGTCCCGGTGCACTGGGCTCGCCCGCCTCTAGCACGCCCTGCCGGCTCGCGGCGGCCGGCTCGAGCGCTCGAGCGGGACCGGTGCACGCACTCGAGCGGGCCCGGCGTCAAGCTCGCGACACTCGCGAAACCGTTAGGCGTTTAAATTCAGTGATCTTAGAGCACATAGTTAAAGTGACATCGGAGGACGGGCCCGCGCGGTGACAAGCTCGCGGGAAAATGATCCTGTTAAATCAGCGCGATATGTATGGTTTTCGGACAACCTAGAAGCACGCCTAGCAGTTAGGAGGTATGACCGCTCACGTATAGCGGGGTGCTAACACGTTAACCGATCAGAATCGGCCCCTCGCGCGTAATTATCACTTCTAAAATCAGCGATTTATGGATAGTTGACAAGAGCGCTGCGCTAAGCCCTTGATGGCATGAGATCAAGCTCGGCCCGGACTTGTGTCCACGAGGGCCGGACCTCACGGCATTCCTGAAGTTAATCCTCTAAGATCATTGAATCCTAACAGTTTTCCCGTTCTGCTGTCGCGCGTTCGAGCCCGGAACGTGAGCGCTGTTAGCCCGTTTATCCTTTAGAATCAAGACTATCGGGCACGCGGGCTTGACGCGCCCCCCGCTGCCGGGCCGCCTAACCCCCCGGCGTTATGCGGTCGCGCGGCGTGCGGTCGCGGCCTAGAAAAAAGAATTCTTTCGGGCGGTTAGGGGGCGGCGCTGGGGGGAACGCGCGCGCGGTATTCCAGCAGTTCCCTCCCTCGTATAGCACAGGCCATTTTTAGAATGTGTCAAGTTCGTTACACCCCCTAACGTCTTGGGCGCTATACCCTTTAACGCCTAGCATTCGCGACACATCCGGCGGCTTATGTGTCGTGATTCGAGCCCCCGCGCATACACGAAACTCGACAGCTCGAGCGCGGTTCTGCATACGGCCGGGGCAGGATATACCCTGCCGGTCAAGAGGTTAGAGGCAGGATGTAGCCTGCCGCCGGCATAAAACGTCGGCAGTTACGCGCAAGTGCCGACGTTCGATTGAACTCGAGCCCGACATCGTAGTCTCACTACGGCAGGACCCACTTACCGTAAACCGGGAGGCTTCATGGACACCAACGACAAGTCGAGCCGATTCAGCATCATAGCTGCGACGATCGCGGCTGCGGCCACCATCCTGACGTGGATAGCGGTAGCCGCGTTCGCAGCGTGGATATTCTGGCCCCGGCCGGCGCAGGCTGCCGAGTTCAGCGTCACGCGGGGCTACGTGCTCCCGATGTTCCAGCGCGCGGCCAGCGGCGTCTTCGTCGCCAGCGCTTCGATCGTGGTGATCCGCCCCGGCTACGCCGTGACGGTCTACCATGCAGTCAGCCGGGCAGAGCTGGCGGAGAATGCCACGACACTCGAGGTGGTTACCGGGGAGGGGACGTTTCCCCTGACCGTCGCCGCTACCGGGCCGGGGTTCGACTTGGCGCTCGTGCACTCGCCCGCGCTGAAATGTCCATGTGCCCCGCTGGGTTACGACCCGGTGCAGGACGAACCCGTGGTCGCGGTTGGGTTCCCGCGCGTCCGGGCGATCCGGCAGCAGTGGTTGACGATGGGGCTGGTCCAGAGCCAAGGCGGGGCATTCATTCAGCACACCGCATGGCTGTCCACCGGGAACAGCGGTGGGGGCCTATTCGGCTACCAGCAGGGACGGTGGGTGCTCGTCGGGCTCAACCGGGCGATCATGATCGAGCGTCAAGAATTTAACAACGTGGGCTACGCCGTGCCGATCAGCGCGGTGCAGGGCTTCCTCGATACCGTCAAGGAATTGACGCAGTGAAATACTTGACAGGCGCGGCAGAACCCCGTAGGATGCACTGATGGCGACCGAGTCACCATTCGACGGGTTCATGCGGGCGGCGGGCGGGGAGGCCCCCGGCCGGGCGGATTCCGAGAAGGTGCAGCTCGCGGCGATCGCCAAGCGCAACGGCTGGCCGGCGCGGCTGCCTTTCGATCTGGCCATGCAGATCGAGACGCCCGAGGAAACCCTCGAGCACTACGGCCTCACCCCGGAGCAGGGTGCCAAGCTGTTGCAGAACGACACTTTCACGAAGCTCGTGAAGGGATACCGCGCGGTGATCGTGAGCGAGGGCCTGAGCTTCAAGACGAAGGCGAAGCTCCAAGCGGAAGAACTGCTCGAGCACGCGTTCATGCTCGCGACCGACCCGGACGTAGCGCCGGCGGTGAGAATGGATTCGATCAAGTGGCACTCGCGCGTAGCGGGACTTGATCCCGGAAAAGATGGGGAAGGGGGGGCAGGCTCGGGAGGCGGCTCGGGGTTCTCGCTGAAGATCATCTTCAGCGACCCCGGTGCCGGCCGACCGACTATCGTCGTGGGCGAGGAGCGCCCGGCGATCGACGTGACACCGGTGAAGGGAGAGGGCACATGATCCAGTGGATGCTGAACGCTATTTACGAGTGGCACCTCGATCGGTTCTTGAAGCGCGAGGCGGACGAGATCATCGCGGACGAGGCGATGGCTCGGATTAACCATTTCTTTCGACACGAGTTGAAGCGGGTGCGCCGGCAGGCGTATCACGACGGCTTCGAGGACGGGCGGCGTGGAGTGCGGAGGGAACATGAACCTCTCGTTTGAACACCGCGACGGCTGGCTGCAAGTCCGCGTTAGCTTCAAGCTCCCGCGCGGCACGCTCGCCACGGCCGTCTTCCGCTGGGGCCGCATGGGCCCGGCAGTTGGGCAGATCGTGGCCGAGTGGATGAACAAGGCTTTGGCGCAGTCCGTGCAGGCAACGCGCGCGACTGAATACTGGAACGGCCGGCGCGACGCGCACGCCAACGCGCACGGGCGCTACATCTTCCCGGACACGCTGGACGATTGATGGAACTCGCCTACAAGCCGCCGCGCACGATCGAGCGCTTCATGCAATCGAACGCGCGGCGCCGCCTCCTAACCGGGCCGTTCGGCTCGGGCAAGTCATCCGGCTGTTCGGTGGAGGTCGTGCGCCGGCTCGCGGAGCGTCCGCACTGGACCGACGGATTCCGGCATGGCCGCGCGATCATCACGCGGAACACGACCCCGCAGCTCCGCGACACGACAATGAAGACGTTCTTCTACTGGTTCCCTAACGGCTCGATCGGCGAGTATCGCGCGACCGAGAAGGTTTACTACGTGAAGATCGGCGACATCCGGGGCGAGATCATGTTCCGCGCGCTCGACAATCCCGATGACGTGAAGAACCTGCTCTCGCTCGAGATCAACTTCGCATGGCTGAACGAGCAGCGCGAGATGGAGCGCGAGATCGTCGACGGTATCGACGGGCGGCTCGGCCGCTGGTATGACATGCCCGGCGCATGGGACGGGATGTGGGGCGACACCAACCCGCCGATCGAGGACACCTACTGTTTCCAGCTCGCCGAAGGATTGGACCCGGACACGAACGAGCCGGTGCAGGACAACGGTTGGGCGGTGTTCAAGCAGCCGAGCGGGCTCTCGAAGGACGCGGAGAATCTGGAGAACCTGAAGGGCGGGCGCGACTACTACGTCACGATGATGAAGGGCAAGAGCGAGAACTTCATCCGGATGTATATCCACGGGCTCCCCGGCCGCTCGATCGCGGGCAAGCCAGTGCAGCCCGAGTTCGACGAGCCGCGCCACGTCGCAAGATCACCGCTGATCGTGGACCCGGCCCGCCCGATCGTCGTCGGGATGGACTTCGGGAGGACGCCTGCGGCAGTCATCAAGCAGGAGGACGTGCGCGGGCGGAGCCTCACGTTCGCCGAGGCGATCACGCTTGAGAACGAGACGATGGCGCTCGAGACCTTCATCGACCGCAAGCTCCGGCCGCTCCTCAACCTGAAGTTCCGGGGGCTCCCGATCTTCATTACGGGCGACCCGAGCGGGGGCTACGGTTCGCAGACGACCGAGCAGAACTGCGTGGACATACTGGTGAAGGGGCTGAAGATCAGCCGGCGCGCGGTGCGCCTCGCCTACACCAACGACGCGAAGGTGCGGCGCGAGGCGACCGAGTTCTTCCTCACTCGGCACGACGGGTGCCTGATCGACCCAAGCTGCCGATACTTGATCCGGGGGCTCTCCGGGGGGTATCATTACGAGAAACTACGTCTGCAAAACGCACACCGGGACAAGCCAGAGAAGAACATCTTCTCCCACGTTTGCGAGGCGGACGAGTATGCGAACATGCACTTCCGCACCGGTGTGACGACCGCCGACGATGCGGACTACCGCCGCCGCGTCTTGGCGCAGCTCGCGGGTAACCCCGGCTACAATGTGAGGAGCTGAGATGGCGACGATTACCGACCGCAGGCTGCTGGACTCGATGGGGGTAAACCTCCGTCAGACGTTCGCCACCTACAAGAAAAACCGTTACGAAGTCGAGCAGCAGTGGCTCCGGAATCTGCGGCAGACCAAGGGGCACTACGATCCCGAGGTCGAGAAGAAATTCCGCAAGGATGGCTCGCGCGCGTATCCACGGGCTACGCGGGTTAAGGCGATCGGCACGGTCGCCCGCATCATGGAGATGATGTTCCCCCAGTCCGAAAAGAACTGGGCGGTCGAGGCGACCAAGGTGCCCAATCTCTCCGAGGAAGATACGGCCGCCGCGATCAAGCTCGCGACGGAGAAGGCCGTCGTCCCCAACACTCCCACGAATAACGAGATCGAGCGGCAGGTCCGGCTGATCGCGCAGGAGCGCGCGGAGAAAATGAGCACGGAGATCGCGGACGAGCTGGACGAGATGGAATACATCACGCTCGCGCGCAAGGTTGTCTTCAGCGGCGTGATCTTCGGCTTGGGCGTCATGAAGGGCCCGTATCACCTGAAAGAAACGGTGCGGACGTGGCTCAAGAATATCAACGGCGCCTACGTGGCGGAGACGAGCACGCGGCTGAAGCCCATGTTCGAGTTCGTCCCGGTCTGGAACTACTATCCCGATCTCTCGGCCAAGTGCAAGGAACAATACGACTGGGAGTTCGAGCGCAATCCGATGTCGCGCGCGTCTGTCGCGGAGCTGCGTGACCGGCCGGATTTCATGTCGGAGATGGTCGACGAGGTGCTCAAGAAATATCCGACCGGCAACTACATGGAGGAGGACTGGGAGAAAGACCTGCGCTCCAAAAAGTCTAACCGCGAGAACGTCGCCGACATCACCACGAACAAATACGAATACGTCGAGGGCTATGGCCGCGTGACCGGAGCGCAGTTAACCGCCAGCGGCGAGGCGGTTCCTGCGAGTGAGCTGGACAAGCTGTTCACTGCGCAAGTCGCCATGATTGGGGATGTCATCATTAAGGCGGTGCGGCTACCCGAGGCGCGCAAGTCCACTTCGCCGTTCCACACGTTCGTCTACACCGAGGACGATATCAACACGGTCGGCTCCGGTTTGCCGGAGATCATTCGCGATTCGCAAATGGCGATCTGCGAAGCGGCGCGGATGTTGCTCGACAACGCCAGCGCCGTGTCCGGCCCGATGATCGAGCTGGACTTGGACCTCCTGATGGAGGGCCAACCGTGGGACCCGCACGCGTTCAAGGTCTACATCAAGGAAGGCCGCAAGGGCAGTCCGACCAACGCCGGCAATCGCGCGGTGCAGGACGTGACGGTCAACTCGCACATACCCGAACTACTGAACGTCCTCAAGACATTCATGGAGTTCATGGACCTCGAGACGGCGCTGCCGCCGCCCGCGCTGGGCGATCCGACCAAAGGTGGCAGCGAAGCGCTGCGCACGCAGGGTGGCGCGTCGATGATTATGGGCGCCGCCGCGCTCCCGATCCGCGATGTGGTGCGTAACTTTGACCGGTTCACGACGAGCGCCATCACCGCGCTCTACGACTGGAACATGGAGTTCCGCGCGAAGCCCGAGATCAAGGGCGACTTCATGGTGATCGCGCGCGGCTCGACCTCGCTGATCGCCAAGGAAGTTCGGTCGCTGCAACTGGATCAGTTGAGCGTGACGCTCAATGAGAGCCAGATGGACCACATCAAGGAACGGCGCCTCGTCGAGGAGCGGCTGAAGGTGCGCGATCTCGCTGAAGATTTGCTCGAGGACGAAGCCGTCGTCGTGCAGAAGCGCGCGGCGCGCGAGCGGGCGCAACAGCAAGCGCAGCAACTTGCGACGCAGACCGCACAGGCGACGATCCGCAAGACGCTGTCGGAGGCGGTGAAGAACATCTCGCAGGCGAACAAAAACACGGCGTCCGCAACCGTGGACGTGCTCAACACACTACTGGAGGCATTGAATGGAACCGGGGACAATCAAGGCGCAGCAGGCGGCGCTGAGGGCAAGACTGCATCAGTATCGGGGAACGGCGGAGCTGCAAGCCGTTCTTGAAGCAATCGCGTTGTTCAAGTCGGAGTGCGACAAAGAGCTGCGCACATTCGCGGCCGCTGACATAGGGCGCCCGCAAGGGGGTTGGGCCTCGCTGGATCGGCTCGAGACGTGGATCAAGACACCGACACCGGTGGCTAACATCGAAGGGGGAAGATAATGACGACCGAGATCACCACGCCGGCTGCTGCGCCGGCACCCGCTGCGGCTCCGGCTGCGGCACCCGCTGCTCCGGTAACTCCGGAGGCTGAGTTCGACGACGAGTGGACGAAGGCGCTCGCCGGGCTGGATGTCGAGGACGAGAAGGGTGACCAAAAGCCCGCGCCCGCTCCCGCGCCGGTTACACCCGCTGCCGCCGCTGACAAGGATGCGGCGGATGATGCTGCGGCTTCGGATGCTGCCGCCGCTGCCGCCGCTGCGCCCGCTCCTGCGGCTGCCCCGGCTGCTGCGCCTGCGGCTGCCCCGGCACCCGCTGCCGCTGCGCCCGCTGCGCCCGCTGCGCCCGCTGCGCCCGCTGCGCCCGCTGCCGCTGCCCCGGCGCCCGCTGCCGCTGCGCCCGCTGCCGCTGCCCCGGCGCCTGCGGCCGAGCCGGCGGCTCCCGCGCCCGAGGAGTTCAAGCTCCCCGAGTTCGTCGAGACGGAGGAGGACAAGACGATCTTGGCGGCCGTCAAAGAGAACTATCCCGAGGTCGCCAAGGTGCTCGATTATTACCAGCGCCGCGTCAACCACGAGGCGCAGAACAAGCTGATAACCGCGCTGGCTAACGTCCTCGGGCACGTCAACCAGCAGGTCAATCCGCTACTTGAACGGGACTACGAAGTCTCGTATAATTCGCACATGGCCACGTTGCGTGGGGCCATTCCGGACTACGATGTCGTCATCGAGAAAGTTCCGGCATGGATCGACACTCAACCCGCCTACTTGCAGCCTGCGCTGAAACAGGCGTATGATACAGGCTCAGCTCAAGATGTGATCGACCTAGTCGGTCGCTACAAGAGCGCAACAGGAAGTTCCTCGCCATCGCCAGAGTCGCAGGGCGGGACAGCACCAGCAGCAGGCAAGCCGACTGGCAAGCCCGCTGAACCGGCAGCCGACCCAAGTCGTGTTGCAGCGCTGGAGCCCGTCAGGACCAAGGCGACGAAAGTCTCACCCTCTGGTTCCAAGGACCCCAACGACTTCGACAGCGGCTTTGCGGAAGCCCTCGCAAACGATGATTGATTTGAAGGGAGCGTAACATGGCAATCGAGAAGATTTCGGTGTCGATCGCGGACCTCGAGACGAAGGAATTGCTTCGCGCGGCCTACGCCGACATCACCGACCTGCGCACGAAGCTCGTCGCTCTCCAGACGAAGCTGGATGCTGATGCAGGCGTCACCGACACGGACTACGCTTCGACCGGTGCGCTCGCGACCCAGCAACTCACGCTGTAACTTTTAACCGAGGAAAGAGGAACCCATCATGGCCACCTACAACGAATACGGGGACATCACGCCCCGCACCGCCGCGCACGCAGTCACGAAGTTGCTCCGGCGCGGTCTGCCCCATCTCGTGATCGAGAAGTTTGGGCAGGTCTACCAACTGCCGACCAAGAGCACGAAGGTCGCGATCTTCCGGCGTTACAACGCGCTGGCTCTCGCCACCACGCCGCTCGTCGAAGGCGTCACGCCCACGGGCAAAAAGGTCACCGTCACCGACGTGCCGGTCACCCTTGAGCAGTTCGGCGATTACGTCGAGTTCACCGACGTGATTCTGGACACCCACGAGGACCCCTACCTCATGGAAACCTCGGGTCTGCTCGGCGAACAAGCCGCGCAAACGCTCGAGACCGTGCGCTGGAACGTCATCAAGGCGGGCACGAACGTGTTCTACGCCAACGGCACCATGCGCTCCGATGTCAACACCCCGATCACCCTCGCGCTCCAGCGCAAGGGCACCCGCGCGCTCAAGCGCCAGAACGCGTCGCCTTTCACCAGCGTGGTCAAGTCCACCCCGGACTTCCGGACCGAGCCGGTCGAGGCAGCCTACATCGCGATCTGTCACGTCGACGTGGAAAACGATATCCGGAACATTCCGGGTTTCATCCCGACCAAGCAATACGGGACCACGACTCCGTGGGCGAATGAGATCGGCTCCGTCGAAGACGTGCGCTACCTCCGGTCCACCATCTTCACCGCCTTTGCCAGCGCCGGTGGCGCAGCGGGCGCGATGGTGACCTCCGGCGGCGGCCTCGCCGACGTGTATCCGGTGCTGATCCTCGCAAAGGACGCCTACGGCATCGTTCCGCTGAAGGGCAAGTCTGCCGCGACGATCATGATCGTCAACCCGAAGCCCGTTGCAGGCGACCCGCTCGCCCAGCGCGGGACGGCGGGCTGGAAGGTCATGCAAAACGCCGTGATCCTGAACGACGCGTTCATGGTCCGGCTGGAAGTCGCAGCGACGAACTAACCATAGCGTGACGGCGGGCCGGTGACCCCGGCCTGCCCGACGCACACTCACAGGAGAAACGATCATGGCACTGGCTACCACCCATTTCACCGACGGCGGAGTGAAGAACTCGTCCAGCGGCTCCCGCACGGGAACCCGCGTTGCCGCCGACTTCGAGATCGTGCTCGGCTTCTCGCCGCGCAGGATCAAGGTCACGAACCTCACCGACCGCGTCAGCGCCGAGTGGTTCGCGGAATCGCCGGCAAGCTCGCAACTGAAGACCGTTGCCGCCGGCACCCGGACTTACGAGGACTGCGGTGTCGCGCTGAACGACGAAGGCAACGGCTTCACGGTCGATGTCTCCGTCGCCGGCCTCGAGACCGATGACGACGATGTGGTGTGGGAAGCGCACGACTAAGCGCTGCCCGACCCACTGAGAACCACGCGGCCGGCGGCCGGCTATCTTGCCGGAACCGGCCGCCATTTTGACAGGAGGCGACATGGCCTACAACGGCTGCATCAGGATCGAGAAGATCGCGAACGGGTGGGAACTCGAGTTCAGCCCGCCCGAGAAAGAGAGCAAGCCCGGCGGGCCGGTTGCCTACACCGCGCCCATGAAGTATGCGTTCGACGACAAGGCGAAGCTCCTCGCAACCGTGGGGAACTTGGTCGACGAACTGAAGTCCAAGAGCGCTGAAGGGGAGTATTCCAAGGCGTTCAAGGAAGCAGTGGAGGAAGACGATTAACCAACGGAGGGAACGATGGACGAAGTGACTGGTGGGGAAACGGTAGCATTCGGCGGCGCGGATCAGAGCGAAGCGCTCAAGGCAGCACTGGCGCGGATCGCCGAGCTGGAGAAGGAAAAGGCGGATCGGGAAGAACTGGAGAGCAACATCTCCAGAGCGTCGTCGCAGAAGCGGCTGCGCATTTTCATCGAGGAGAAGCGCAGTTCCTCGGAGATCGACCCGGTGTTCGTCGGCTGCAACGGTCGCGGCTACTACATCAAGCGTGGCCACGAGGTTGATGTGCCGGTGGAAGTAGTGCACATCCTCGACAACGCGATCGAAGGCGTGGTGAAGCCCCGCCCGTCCACAGTGGGCGGCGTGGATTTCATCACTTCGCTGCGGTTCCCGTTCCGCAAGCTCGGGCTCGCAGTGGACGAAAACGGCACCCGGCTGCTGCCGGCGCTGGACTATCAGGCCGAGGTTCGGCCGAGCTGAGATGAAAACAAGTGAGCTGATCGCAGAATGCCGTGCTGCTCTTGATGACCAATCCTCGCTTGTCACGGGTGACCCCGACAAGCTCTGGTCTCAAGAGCGGATTCTGCGCCGGCTCATAGCCGCTCAGCGCATTTGGGCGCGCGAGACGTGGACGATCACTGACGATGCTACGGCGGCGGTCGTCCAGATCGCGCTCGTCGCCGGCCAAGCCGATTACGCGTTGCACGCGTCCGTGCTTGGCGTATTGTCGGCGCGGCTCAGCGACACCGATCGCCCGCTTCGACGCCGGTCGTGGAACCAGATTTACGGGCCCACGCCGCCGGAGCTGGATCACTGGGATACCAACTCGCCGCTGCAAATGCACGCCGGTCGGCCGCAGCTTTTCGCGACCGACACAGCGACGAGCAAAATTACATTCTGGCGCAAGCCCGACGCAGCAACGATCGCGCTGGCGCCTACCGTGCTGCTGCGCGTGGCGCGGCTGCCGCTCAACCCTCTAACGCTGTCGACCGACAGCTCGCCGGAGATTCCCGAGCAGTATCACATCGACCTATGCGACTACGTCACCGGCTGGTTGCTGAAGAACACGGCGAACAACGATACCGGAGAGGCGCAGGGCGAGGCGCGCCGTATCGGCCGTAGCATGTTGGACGATTTTGACAATTCGATTCGCCGGGCGCAGAACGCCGTGAAGCGCATCAACTCGCCGACCCCAGCGTTCCGGCTCGGCGCATGGGCTGGCGACGATGGCTGCTGAGTCTCAGTCCACGGCCAAATACGGCCCGTTCGTCAAAGGCGTCAACAACGTCGACCGCACGCTCGGGCTCGACGAGCTGCTGAACGCGGTCAACATCGACATCGACCGCAACGGGCTCGTCTCCCGGCGCAAGGGCTACACGCAGGTCATCAGCACGCCGGCCTCGCAGACGCACAGCTTGTGGGCGCGCGACCGCACGAACGCGTTCTACGTGGACGGCGCACAGTTGAAGCGCATCCATGCCTCCGTCGACGGCAACCTGTCGACCGCAGACGTGGGCAATCCCGATCTCATGATCTTCCGCCCGGTGTCGTTCGTCGAGGTGAATGGCACGACCTACTTCTCGAACGGCGTGCAGAATGGCAAGATCACGCCTGACGACGAGCGCGAGGAGTGGGCGCCCGAGCGCCCGGCCACGGTGCCCGTGCTCACTGCCATCGCCGGCTCGATGCCGGCGGGCATCTATCGCGTGAGCTGGACGTTCGTGGACAACTCCGGCGAGGAGTCGGGCGCTGTCGACCCGGTCTCGATCACGCTCGCCTCCACCGGCGCGATCCGCGTCACGGGGTTCCCGGCGATCACGGCGGCGTATCCGACGCTCGCGGCGCTACGGCTCTACGTGTCGCCAGTCAACGGCGAATTGCTCTACAAGCATGTGGACCTGCCCGCCTCCGGGAACACGCAGTTCGACATCTCGGCCAGCACGACGCCGGGCAAGCAGTTGAACACGCTCCACCTCGACCGTATGGTGCCGGTGGAGCTGCTGGAGCACTACAACGGCCGCGTCTACGGCGTGTCCGGGCGCGTCGTGTGGTTCACCGAGGCGCTGCGCTACGGCCTGCACAACCCGCAGCGGAACTTCCTCCTGTTCAACCACGATGTCGCCGTCATCAAGGCCGTGGTGGACGGGCTGTTCATCGCCACCACCGAGCGGACCTACTTCTACGCCGGTGCGGGCCCGGATCAGTTCACGCCCCGGATCGTGCTGCCCTACGGGGCGATCAAGGGCACCGGCATCACGTTCCCGAAGACCGAGCAGGCGAGCGGGCGCCGGGCGGCTGACACGGGCGCCGTCGTAGGCTGGTTCTCGGAGCGCGGGTTCGTCAAAGGCGCGGCCGGCGGGTCTGTTCAACTTGGGGACAAAGAGCGTATAATGCTCGGAATGTATGGTGAAGGTGCCGCGATGTATCGCGAGACCGACGGCATCCGTCAGGTCATCGGAACGATGCGGCGCCAGTCGAGTTCAGGTTTGGTTTCCCGCGATTTCGCGGAGGCTGAGGTCCGGCGCCGCACACCCGTTACTGCTTAGGAGAGACGAATGAATCTGCATCCAGCGCTTATCAAGGAACTTCGGACCGGTCGCTTCGAGCGCGCCGGCGCGAGCGGGCTCTACCTGCCCAAGTCGAAGGTGTTCGTCAAGGGCCTTTGGGGCTCCGCTGTTCGCCGGGGCGGGCGCCTCGTGCAACCGTGGCAATACGACGAGAACATCGTGGTGAACGAGGGGCTGAACCACATCCTCAACGTCGAGTTCCATGCCACCGCGCAGATCACGACTTGGTATATCGGGCTGTTCGAGGGCAACTACACGCCGGTCGCGGGCGACACGGCTGCCAATATCGCCGCGAACTCGACCGAGAACACGACCTACTCGCAGGCCAACCGCGTCGAGTGGGTGGAAGGTGCGGCGGCTGCGCAGTCGATGACGAACCCGGCAGCGTCGCAGTTCGATTGCACCGCCACGAAGACCATCTTCGGCGCATTCCTCGTGTCGTCCAACGTCAAGGGTGGCGTCACCGGCACGTTGTTCGCCGCGAGCCGATTCGCGTCTTCGCGCGCGGTTCAGAACAACGACGACATCCTGATTACCTACACGCTGACAGCGGCGGATGCGTGATCCCCGGACCCCTAAGCACATAAAACTGCTTGGACAGCCGGACGTAGCGGGAGCGCACCTCCCGCTTGGCGTGTCTAAGCTGGAGGACGAGTATCGCGAGTCGCCGCCCTACGAGGTGCCACATCTAACGCGGTATCAGGTAGGGCAGGACTATACGACCGAGTCGCGCATTCACGGTGACCAGCATTACGTCACCGTCATCGGCGGAGCCGAGTGCACGGACAAGCGCGGGTTCCTCCTCACTCGGACCGGACCGAATTACGACGCGGCTTACAATGACGGCGTCGTCGAGCGCATCAACCCGATCGACGGGCAGCCGCGCCCCGAGCCCGATCCCGCCGATCGCACCAAAGGCTACAAGGTCCCGGCGCAGCTTCGCGTTGCGGCGTCCTCGCGCCTCAGCGCCAGCCGATTCTCCGGGCTGATGCGCCTCGCCGTCGGGTGTTATCACGCCGCCGGCAAGGACGCCCCGTTCAGCTACACGTTCGCGAAGACGCATGGCATTCTCAGGCTCGACGTGCCGGTGGGCAACCCGGCGGTCCTGACGCCCCGCTACTGGGTGATAGAGATATCGCAGAGCGGCGTGTTCGCGGCGCCGATCGAGAACACCGGTAAGTGCTGCGATTCGTGGTCTATCACGCGCTACACTCCCACCGCTGACGAGATCGCGGAGCAGCCCAGCCTCGAGGGGTTCAAGACGACGCTCTCTCTTAGCTGGGCGTTCTCGGTGGGCAAGCCGCGCGTGCTTCAGCTCATGTCGTCGGGCGACGTGAGCACTGCCTATGCGTCCGGCTCCCCGTGGTATGCCGACTGCGGTTGGGCATTCAGCGCATCCGGGGTGAGTGCACAGAACGTGGTCGTCTCCGAGTCTTCAACGCCGCTTCCGGCGCATTATCTGTGCTCTCGCTTCAAGTTCTCGTTTTCGCTCGACATCAACGACAATCCGGTTGCACAGTTGACCACTCTCGATTTGCAACAGGTCGCCACATTCCCGGAGTTCAGTGCGGTATGGGCGCCGACGGGCAGCAACAACTGGGTCAACAGCAGCTTTCTGACGGCCGCGCAGATCAACAGTATGCCGTTCGCCAGCCAGAATGCTCCAGTCCATGTCTACTACGAAGGCGAGGACGAGATCGTCACCCGCTGGATACTCACGCGCTCCAACCTGCCGGTTACATTGGGTCCGTGCAACCAGAATTTTCGTGTCTCGTTTCTCGGGACGCCGTCCATGTGCAGGCAGTTCTTTGGGGAAGCCGAGTTTTCATGCCAAGGGATCAATAGCTACCTTCTACCCGACCCAGTCAATCCCGCGCTTTCAGTCGGTGCCAGCGGGTTCTCCGTAACGCCGGATGGCCACTTGGAATACGGCGGGACTTTCGAGGATACCGGGGCATTCACGCGCGTGACGGCCGGGTTCACGTCGCCTAAAATATCTACCGTATTCGAGCGCAGCTCAAAGACCGTCACGCGCAAGACCACGGTTCAAGAGGCGGCCGTTGACGGCATATACGACAATGGCGCCGGGGTGTTCAATATCGGGGCGTTCACCGAGGGCCCGACGCTCTACTCGCTCGACCCAAGCTGCTTCTACACGGTGCCCCGGCCTACACCTCCGTTTGACCCCGTCCTCGTGACGATCTGCCCGGTGGTCGAGCATCGCTTCGAGACTGCCGCGATCGTCTACAATACGGGGTTCACTGGGACAGAGCTTTTCAGTGCCCGCACTACCATCGTTCAATTTTTGAATGAGCGCGAGGCGCTGCTGCACGTTTATAGGAATAACACATTCCAGAGCGGCACGGATTTCTCGGAGCCGATATCCGGCGGCGGCGCCACCCAAAGTTATGCCGCCCTCAAAGAGACCCGATCAAAGGTTGCCGATGCGGCCTCCGGAATTTTCCCGGCCGGTTACCTTTCGTGCAATTACAATGGCCCGTGGTCTTCGGCTGATGACGGGTTTTTGCAGTCGCAGAATCTATTCGTCCCGTTTTCAAATGCAGCGACGCATTTCAGCCCCCACGCGGCAGCCCTCCTAAACGTCGGGCCCGTCTCCGCCGCTATGGTAGTCCCGTCGGAGGCCGTGCAGGGTGGATTCATGCCGTCGACGCCGCTGACCGTTTTCGTGTTCGGCTTTCTCGCGAGCCCGCCCGCCGCCATCGTCGAGGTCGCCTCGCCAGTGTTTGCCCAGCACGGCAATCTGTATTATGATGATTCAACGCTGGAGCCGCCGAACCAGTTCAGTAACGCGGTTTACCAGATAGATGCGACCGCAGTCACCGTCGGTGGGTTTGACGCGGGCGCCACCCAGTTCATTGCCTTTGTGGGGAAAGCCTAATGGCCGTATTTCCTGTAGCTGTCAACGATCAGTTTTCGGGCAACGAGTCAGTCCCCGCCAACGTGATCTCTACGGATACGCTCGTCGATGACATGACCTTCGACGACATCCTCGAGGGCGGCGCGGCTTACCCGGCCGAAGCACTGGATGATCTCACGTTCGACGAGTCGCTACAGGACTCGCTCATTTTCGCTATTGTCGAGGTGGAGGCGACGGAGTTCAGCAAGTCGGCCGACGCGTTTAAACAGGTCACCGAGACAGTGGCGGACGGCGCGACGGTCGCGGAGGACTTGGTCGGTTCTGCGGCTTTCGCCGCGACGATTTCCGACGGGCTCGCATTCACGATCGTCCTGTTCATCGGCGGCGAGGAGTTCACTTGCTGGGTGGCTAACGCAGACACGTTTGCGCACGGGCAATACGACCACTTCAACTTCAACTCGATGTGTAGGATCGGCTCGCGTTACTACGGCGCGCGGGAGGACGGCATCTACCAGCTCGACGGGGACTCGGACGCGGGCGAGGAGATCGAGTGGTTCATGGCGCTGCCGCAGACCGACAACGGGACCGCGTTCTTCAAGCGCGTCCCACGGGTCTACATGGGCATCCGAAACGCCGGCGCGATCTACATCCGCGTCCTCACCGACGGCGGCGCGCAGCGGGTGTATCTGTTCCGGAAGCGGGCCGAGTCTCTGGCCGGCGCTGGCGAAACCCTCGGCCGGGGTGTAAAATCGCGGTATTGGGGTTACGACCTGATCGGCGTCGACGGGGCGGACTTCGAGCTTGACCAGATTGAGTTTTTCCCGATCGTGCTGGGACGGAGAGTGCCGTGAGCGCAGAATCTACCATCGAAGAAATCATAGCCGAGGCCCGCGAGTTCGCGCAGACTTACGGCGATGCGGCGGTCGATCTGGCCGAGCAGGCGCAGGTCGCCGGGCTCGTCGTCACGACCCTCAGCGATCCACCTCAGCCGGCCGAGCCCAACGTATCAGCGCCGCCGATCCCGCCCAGCGGTGACGCCAGCGTGGAGTTCAAGTCGAACTTCAACGAGCTGTTCGATCAGCTCGGGCCCGAGTTCGATGCGCGCCTGACGGCGCTGGTCGAGCGGTTCTTCCCCGAGATCGACGACTGCCTGCCGAACACGATCGACAACTGGATATGCAACACGATCCTGAACGGTGGCACCGGCATCCCGGCGGCCGTCGAGGACCAGATATGGGAGCGCTCGCGCGCCCGCGAGGCGCTTGACGCGCAGCGGCAGACGGACGAGGTCGTCGAACAATTCGCTGGGCGCGGATTCTCGCTGCCCTCCGGTGCGCTGTTTAACGCGACGGCGCGCATACAGGACGCGCTGAGCCAGAAGGTCTCGACGCACTCTCGCGAGGTCGCGATCAAGCAGGTCGAGATCGAGATCGCGAACATCCGCTTCGCCGTGGAGCAGGGCATCCGGCTGCGGCTCGGCGCCATCGACGCGACGGTCAACTACCTCCGCGCTTGGCTCGGGATCGTCAAAGAGTCCGTGGACTACGGCACCGCCATCAGTCAGGCGCGGCTCAAGCTCTACGACTCGTCCTCGGATTACTACCGGGCGCTGATCGCCGGCGAGGCGCTGCTGCTCGACTGGGGCAAGCACAACGGGATCGCGTTCCTCGACCAGCAGAAGAACTTCGTCTCGCTCACGAACGAGAACACGAAGGCGCGCGTGGATGCCGCGATCAAGTCGGCAGCGGCGATCGCGTCGATCGCGTCGGCCGCAACCGCTGCGCAGAACTCGCTCGCGCAGCTCAGCAACAACACTCAACAGTAAGGCGCACACATGGCCCTTGACCCGTATCTCCTCAGCTCTCTCGAGCCGCTGCTCCAGCCGGGCGGCGATCCGCTTAACCGCCTCGGCGCGACTCCGGCTGCCCCCGGCGCGGCCCCGGCCGCAGGCGCTACGCCCGGCCTTTCCGCTGCCGGCCCCGGCGCTCCGAGCGGCGTGAACTTTCGCGGGTCGCAGTTCTACCGCCCCGGTCCCGGTCTTGCTGCTGCCCGCGCTGCCGCCGGTGCAGCTCCGGCTGCTCCCGGTGCGGCGGCTGCTTCCCGGAGCTTTCTCGATGCGTTGACTCGCGCGCGGTCGGTTCCCGGCGCTACTGGCGCGGTAGTGCGCGCCGGTGCCGGGTCCGCCGCTCTGGCCCCCCTTGCTGTTGGAGGCGGCGCCGCAGTCGGTGCGGCTCTAGCGGGCGAGCGCAATCCCGAGACTGTGTCTCTGATCGCGTCCAATCCGCTCGAATTTATCGGGCGCGGTCTCGCGGAGCTGTATGCGAGGAATGCTCCTGAGTTTCTTGGCGGTCTTCCACAGTCGACCATCGAGGCTGCGGAACGCATGAATGTGAGCGCGTTCGAGGGCTCTCCGTTCGCGTTTGGCGCCCGCCCGTCCGCAACGCCTCCGTCGCGTGCCCCGGCTCCTACCGCTCCGGCGGCTGCTCCGGCGGCTGTGCCGACGCCCGCGCCCGCACCACAACCGGAGCCCGTCGTGGCGATCACCAATCCGGACGGCAGCACCAGCTACACGAACGTCCGGCAGGACATGATCGACGCGATCGAGCGCGGCGGCACTATGCGTGAGATCACACCCGAAACTTCTCGTGGGACAGTCAGCACAGTCCCCGGTGTGACTGCGACGGAGAAGGCTCAAGCGCTGTCGGCGGCTCTACGGGACCGCGAGTTCGGGACTGCCCGCGCCATCGCCACCACACCAGAGCAGCTACAACAGGTGGATACGGCGGAGAAACTGTTCGATGCGCAGCAGGCTGTTCTCACCGCGCGAACCCGCGTCGCTCGTCGGGCCGCCGAGACGAACCTCGCAAACCTGCAAGCGACGATCATCGCCGGTGAAGGGACCAAGGCGGCTCAAGCGAAGGCTCTCACAGAACTGCTCAAGGGCGCCCCGGCTGCTGCAAAGGCGGCGGCGGAGACGACCGCGATCACTCGCCGGAATGCGCTCATTGATTCGCTACTCAAGAGCAAGAAAATCGACGCGACAAGCGCGGCGGTCCTGCTTGGTGGTGGCACACCCGAGCGCCCGACGACGGCGGTCACTCCGTCGATCATTCCCGGACAGCCTTCGGAAGTCATTCAGGTGCGGGGCGGCGAAGCGCGGCAGCTTCCCGTTCGGCAGCCGATGACGCCGGGGCAGGTTTACACAGACCCCAACACGGGGCTGCAATACAGAGTTGACAAGGACCTCAAGCTGCAACCGCTGACGACGAAATAATGGCAGATGAACTTCTGGTCCCGCCCGAAGCTGGCGAGCCAACAACTGATACCGAGTCGGTCTACGCGCCGCCCGGTTTCGTGCTCAGCCCCGGTCCGGCCCCACAACCCGGCGTAATCGCATCTGGCTTCGGCGCAGGCCGCACTGGCTTGACTGCTGCCGCCGGTAGCGCGCTCGAACTGGCCGCAGCACGGGCGGGCGCTCCGGCTCTCGGCGGCTTCGGCGCCGGTGTGCGGGAGAAGGCTGAGGTCGAACAGCGCCAGTTCCCGCAGCCGTTCTCGGTCGACGAGGCGCTACAAGACCCCAAGAAATTCATCGACATCACCGGCTACAGCTCCGGCAACCTGCTTGCCAGCTTGGCCGCGTCTCTCGGCACCGGCACGATTCTCGGCACGGCCTCGAAGCTCGTCGGGGGCCGGTTCCTCCCCGGCATGGTAGGCGGCGCGGCGGCTACGAGCTTCACGAACGAGATCGGTGAGACGTATCAGATGGCCCGAGAGGCCGGCGCGACGAACGCCGAATCGCGGGCGATCGCCGGCGGCGCAATCTCGGGCGCGCTTGACTTCGCCTCCCTGCTGATCCCGGCCGCGTTACTGCTCGGCAAGAAAGTCGGGCCGCTGCCGTTCCGGCTGGCGGCTGCGCTGATCGGTTCCCCGCTGGTTGAAGGCGCCACGGAGTCCGCGCAAGACGCCGTGAAGGGCATGTTCGCTACCGGCAACATCCCGGAGACGAAGCAGCTCCGGGACACCATGATTACAACTACCCTCGGCGCGATCCCGACCTTCGGCGCGCTGGGTGGTGCCGCCGCCTTCCGGCCGCGCACGGCCCCGGAGGCACCGGCTCAAGCCGCAGCCCCGGCCCAGCCGGCGCCTCCAGCAGCCCCGCCAGCGCCCCCGGCACCTCCCGGAGGCCCGGAGGCTGCCCCCGGCGTCGAGGTGCCCTTCCAGCCCCTCACGGAGCGCCCCACGCTGCCTCCCGTGGCGTTTCCGGGAAAGCCCGGCGCCTATACCGTCAGGCCCGAGGAGGAACCAGTGCAGGAGGGGACGTTCCTGTCAATTTATGGACGGGCCCCGCTTCCGCCCGCTCCCCCGCCCGCGCCCGAGCGCAGGATCGGGGAGGGGGTCCCCCCGGTGGCCAAGGCCCGGACGTATGCGGCCCCCGTCGAGTTGGATGCCGAAGGGCGCGTCATCCCGCAGAACCCGGCCGTGCCGGTCTTCTCGCCCTACGAGTTCGAGGCGCTGGCACGCGCGAACATCCCGGAGGCCGACATCCTAACGGCGATCCGGAACGAGAACTTCGGCGAGATAGCCGCGATCCGGCGCAAGGCCGGCCTGCTGTTGACGACCGAACAGGCGAAAGCCGCGCCCGCGCTCCAGCCGCGCCCGCTGGAGGTGGTGACCGAAGCGCCGCGCGAGCGCGTGAAGCCGATCACGCCGATCACAATAGAGGACATTCGCAACGAGAAGGTTGCCGAGGCCGACAAGCACGTCGAAGCGCTCGTCCTGTCGAACCCGAATCTGGCGCGCACCGGACGCGGCAAGGCGCTGTCCGGTCGGCTGAAGACGATCATGCGGGAAGCGGTTGCGCGTTCTCAAATGCCCAATGCTGACACCGCCATCAACCAGCAGTTGTTGACGCAGGAGGCAGCGGCGGCCCTCAAGGGGACAATGCCGCAGGTCGATCAGCAGACGGTCCTCGACTACATCGCGTCCACGGTCAGCGACGTGGTAAACACCATCGCATCAGACCCGCGTGATGTGTCGCTCCTGTCTGCGCGGGTGAGTCCGCGCACGGCAGCGATCGACGCAGTCCTCGAGCAGTTGACTTCATCGGGCCAGCCGGTCACGAGCGCGGAAGCGCGCAACGCCGCGCTCGCGTATGTGAAGCGTTTGCCGGAGGATCAGCGTCGGGAGCTGCTGGCAGACAAGCGTTTCGTCCCCGAACTGGCTGATGCGATCAAGCGGCAGCTCGGGCCGAACCGGATGCTGTTCTCGAAGGACGCGCTCACCCCGAGTCACACCATCACGTTCAATCACTGGGGTAGGCCCGGATTGTCTGAACTCGACCCGAAGATGATGGGCCGTGGCGTCAAGGGCCGCGACCAAGCGGTGAACACCGAGTTCGGTAGCTTCTACACTTCCGCCGTCGTGGAAGGCACAGACTACCGCGAGCCGGAGGTTCAGGCGGGGCAGAAGTATGTCGGCACGCTCGACGCGTCGAAAGTCTACAGGGTTTCGTATCTCCTCACGGACCCGCGCTTTCTCAAGGCGATGGAGGAGATCAAGTATCGCTACGGCCCGGATATCAGCATCGCGGCTGCGTTTTTCCAGAAGGGACTCGTGGCCGACGGTTACGAGGCGGTATTGTATCCGAGGGGGCAGCTCCGGATATTCGTCCGGACCCGCGTGGCACCGGCGCCCACCACGGAGACGTTGCAGCAGAATTCGGCCGCCGCGCTCGACGCACATAAGGCGACGAAGTGGTCGACGACAAACCTCGTCACCGGGCAAGACCTGCGCGGCACGACTGGCTACGTTGTCGGGCTCCCGCTGATCCCGCGCCGGGACTTGAAGGACGGCATCGTCTCGCCGGAGGATATCAAGTCATTCGTGGCGCTGAACGGAACCTCGCTCTCGAACCCTTCTAACGTGCTGCACACTTGGTTCGACCGCAACGATGGCGAGTCGGTGTTGAGCGTGGGCACCGTGGTGCACACTCTGGTGCAGGCGCTCCAGCTTGCGCGCGCCACTGGGCAGATCGCGATCACGGACCTGCGGACTGGGCTCGAGATACCGGTCTCGCACCCGATCTTCGACGCCGCGCAGGAATACAACCGCAGCGTGGGGCTGCCGCCGATCGCGGTGATCCCCTACATCAAGTTCGATCCCACGCTGGGCCGCGCGCTCGCCGAAGCCTACGATCTGCTGGAGGCGCGCAGCACCAATCCCGAAGTGAGCACCGCTTACGAGGCATACGTGCGCGAGATCAACGCACAGTATGAGGTCGCGAAGACGCTGGTCACGATCGAGGAGACGGACAACCCGACACACTATCCCGACTCGGCCGCGATGCGCCGCGACGTGTTCGAGAATCGGCATCTGGCCGTGTTCAATCAGTTCACGGACCACCCGTTCATTCCGAAGGAAACGATCATCAAGTTCCGCGCGATCCACGATCTGTTCGGGCACGCTCGCACTGGCTTCGAGTTCGGCGCGAGCGGGGAGATCAATGCGGCTCGCGCGCACGCGCAGATGTTCTCCGATAAGGCGAAGGCCGCGCTCCTGACCGAGACGACCGGGTTCAACGCGTGGTTCTTCTTCGGCAAGCAGAACGAAGGGCTCGCCCGGCCGGAGCGCAAGTTCGCCCCGCAGAAGGCGGACCTCCTGCCGGTGATGATGCGCGATGCCATCTTGCGAGAGCCGAACCAAGTTAGTCGCGACGCGCACCAGATGGTGCAGGCGCTCTACACCGCGCGCGGGAAGGCGGCGCTCGCCTACCTCAACACGATCCTCGGCACGCCGGGGAATCTCGAGGTCCGGCTGCAAGTCATGGACGGCGCCGCTGGCTACTTCGGACAGGCGCTCGCGACCGGTGGCAAGAACGTCATCGGGCTCGCTTACAACGCGCAGGATATTCTGTCTGCCGCCGCGCACGAGGGCTTCCACTATCTCGAGCTGAACGCGCTCTCTGGCTCGGAGCAGATTGTCATCAATCGCGCGTTCCAGCCGGGCTCGGAGCAGTTCAACAAGCTGATCGAGGTGCTGAAGCGCTACGACGCGGAGAACGGCACGAACCTCGCAGAGGAAGCGTCCGGCAGCCAGCGGGAGGCTCACGCCTACGCGTTCCAGTTCTGGCGGAACGGGCACCTCACCGCGACCGGGCCGATCGAGCGCGTGTGGCAGAAGATCAGGGCCATCCTCACGAAGGTCATCAACTACTTCAACGGTCAAGGCTTCCAGACCTACGAGGACATCTTCACCGCGATCGACGCCGGCTACTACGCCAAGAGCGGCATCGACACGGTGAACAAGGCCGGCACCGAGGACCTACTGAGCGCGTCGAGCGTGACGTATCCGGGCGGCCCCGACTGGCTGAAGTCGGGCACAGACCTACGCAGCTTGCGCAGGCGCGTCTCGTCGCTTGCGTTGGAAGGCGAACCCTACGGGCGCTATTGGCACGACGAGTCCAGCCGCGCGATCCTCGATCTGTTCGGCGGCAATCAGGCGGAGGCGACGAAGTTCGCCAAGCTCCTGTCCATCTTCTCGCCGCGCACGACGGTGCCGCTCAACTTCAAGCACGCGTGGACCGCGTGGCACCAGTTCAAGGAAGGGCAGCCGATCAGGGCCGGAGTATTCCCGGAGGAAATGTCGCGCAGCGCCTCGATGGTGATGACTGGGCTCGACCGGATGAACAAGAAAGGCGAGATCGTCGGCGGGCGGAAGCGGAACAACCTGTTCGTCAACCTCATGATCGAGATCGACAAGCTCAACTACGGCGCGCACACGCAGGGCGGGACGATTGATATGTGGATGGCGCACGCCTTCGGCTACGGCGACAAGGACGGGAAGATTTCGCAGACGCAATACTCGTTCGTCGAGGGCGAGACGCGGATGCTCGCGAACCGGCTCGGCTGGCCGATCCATCAGGTGCAGGCCGCCGTGTGGGTGGCGATCAAGGCGCGCATGGACGCGACCCGCAAGGAAGCGAAAAAGATGGGGCTCGAGCGGGGCTACTTCCGCCGCGTCGTGAACAAGGACAAGGAAACGATCGACCTGTTCGGCGAGGTAGTCTCGCGCGGGAAGTCGAGGCTCGAGCTGCGCCCCGACCGCGAGCAGGCGTTCGTGCGCAACTGGATCGACATCGCGCTGAAGGCCCCGGTCGGCCCCGAGAATTTCCGCAAGGCGGGTTACAACTTCAAGAACGCGATCGACGACCTGCGCGTGACACAGAACCAAGGCACGATGTTCTCGCGCGCCGCGCTCGATGCCACGTTGCCGCTGCCGCAGGACGGAATGACGATGCTGGACTCCGATGGCTTCGAGCTGTATTACTCGAAGGCCGCGCTCGAGAACATGGACGACCAATACACGAAGGGCAGCGCGCAGCACACGCAGATGCTCCATCGCGTGAGCGCCGCCGTGGATGAAGCAGGCGCCCCGAAGCAGACGTGGGATCAGATATTCAAGCACGCCGGCGATTCGTCCACCGGATCGACGATGCGCTGGGTGGAGAAGAACCTGATGTCGCTCCTCAAGATTTCGGAGCGCAGCAAGGGCGTGGCGAACGTGTCGAACGTGTTGTTCGCGCACAGCGATCGCAAAAAGCGCCTGATCGCGGACTCGGTCGAGAAGAACTTGAGCGAGTGGCTGCCGCTGACGACGACCACAGCAGACCGCGATGCCGTCAGCAACGCGCTCATGCAGCGCACCGTCGGGAACCACGCCGTCGGGACGCCGGAGTATAACCGGCTCCGCGCGCTGCTGACTGAGCGCCAGCGGCGCATGTTCGATCAGGCCGGTGAGATGGTCAACAAGATGCTGCGCGAGGAATTCACCGCCGATCAGACCGTCTACCGGCAGGCGCTCGGCGCCGACTCCGCCGCCTACAAAACGTGGGAGGCGACCCGGCGCGCGCAGATCGAGGAGCTGGTGCGCACGGGATACATCCCCGAGCGGCGTTACGGGGACTTCGTGACGCACGGCTACATCAAGACCGAGCAGGGCCCGGTGACAGTGTTCTACACGCAGTTCCAGACGCAGAAGCAGGCGCAGGACGCACTCGACCATTTGCAGAAGGCGGTCGGACCGAAGTTCCCCGAGATCACCTTCGAGTGGAACACGCGGGACAAGGTGGAATACGACGGCGGGATCAGCTATCTCGACTTCCTTGACACGGCAAATCGGCTCGGGATCAAGCTCACGCAGACCGAGAAAGAGCGGCTGGCCAAGTTCACCATCGAGGCCGACTCGACCCGCCGGAACCGCATCTTCCGTCGTTTAAACGTGCCGGGCTTCAGCACCGACGGCGAGCGCATTCTGGCGGAGTTCGCGGTCGGCATCTCGAACAAGGTGGCGCACACCGAATTCAGTGCCGCGCTGGCAGACGCGCTACAGGGCTACAAGGTTCGCGTGGGGCAGGACGCCAACGGGCGCCCGACGTTCGAGACCGATCGGGCGCGCAACGAGTGGAACGGCGATGGACCGCTGGCCGGGCACTACCGCAGCCTCGCGGAGCAGCGCGTGAGCTATGTCATGAACCCCGCGCACGACAAGTCGAACTGGTCCTCGAAGCTCCGCTCGCTCGCCTCGCTCCACTTCCTCGGCGGATCGTTCGCCGCGATGGGCGTGCAGCTCTCGCAGCTACCGCTCGGCACGGTGCCCTACCTGTCACAGTATGCAGGGATCGGACAAGCCTACGCGCGCACGTTCGGCGGGTTGAAAACTGCGGCATCGAATTACAATACTCTCACCTCGCTACCGAAGCTGGAGGATAAGCAGGGTAACTCGATCCCTGATGTCGACTCCGTGCCGGGGCTGCGCGACGCGCTTATCATGGCCGCTCGCGACGGGACGATTCTCGACACGGAGCTATTTCAGATCATGGGCATGGCACGCGGCAGCATCTACTCGCGGTCCAAGCGCGTGCAGAACGCGATCAAGGTCTGGATGGCGCCCTTCCGTGCCGGCGAGCACCTCAACCGGCTCGCCACGTTCATCGCGGCCTATAAGACGGGGCAAGAACTCGCGAAGGCAGGCAAGCTCCCGACGCCAACGGTCTATGAGTTTGCGAAGGACGTGGTTTACAAAACCCAGTTCCGCTACGACGAGGCGAACCGCCCCGGTCTCGCCCACTCTGATTTGGGCTCGCTCCTGTTCGTGTTCAAGAGCTTCCCGATTTACATGGTCGAGATGATTACGGGCCTCTACAAGCAGAGCCCGCGTGCGGCGAGCTTCGCGCTGCTGAGCCTGTGGCTGGCCGCCGGCACCGAGGGCCTGCCGTTCATGTCGAATATACTCGACATCATCGACGTGATCTCGCAGCGGCTCTTTGGCAGCCCGTTCAACACGCGCCGCGCGATGCGCAACGCGCTGAAGGATGCGAGCGAGTCTGTTGTGGGATCAGACCTGTCCGGGCTCCTCATGACTGGCGCGGTCAACACCCTAACAGGGATGCAGTTCTCCTCCCGCGTGGGCCTCGGCGACATCATCCCCGGCACCCGGCTTGGCGCGGCGGATGCGACCTATGATCGCGTGCTGTCTGACGTGCTAGGCCCGGTGGGCGCGATGGTCGAGGGTGCGCTGAAGGGCGGGCGGAGCCTCACGCAGGGCGAATACAACCGCGCGGCCAACGAGGCGCTGCCGGTTGCGGCGCGCAACATGGTCAAGGGTTACAACTACTGGACGACCGGAGTCGCCACCGATCCGGCCGGCCGGAAGATCACTGACGTGGGCCACATGGAGTCGTTCTGGCAGTCGCTCGGGTTCTCGAGCGCCGCGATGGCGGAGATATACGCGCACGACCGGATCGTGAAGCAGGACGTGGCGTTCTACAATCAGGTCCGGCAGCAGATATACGACAACATCGTGCGCGGCATCCGCGACGGAAAGGATCAGGACGTGAAGGACGCATTCGCCGCCGCGCAGGGCTGGAACGAGCAATACCCCGACACGCCGCTCATGCTCGACGCCCGCAGCATCCGCCGCTCCATCGCGCTCGCCGGGCTCCCGCTCAACCAGCGCACGCTGCTCCTGCTCCCGCGCGCGCTGCGCTCGGGCGCCCGAGACGAGCTACTGGGGCCAACCTAGTCCAACATGGTAAAATGGTGCTATGAGCTACGACCTCCCCTATCTTGAGAAACAGCCGGTTGAGAGCCGGGTCTACACGTTTGACTTCACGCCGGACATGGCGGAGGACGAGGAGATCACGACGCTTCTAGCGCTTGGCGCGCTGCCGATCGGGCTGACGCTCTCGGAGCAGGCATTCGCCGGGAAGCGCGTGCAGGTCCGCGTCGCAGGAGGGACCGCCGATACGCAATACAAGTTCACGGTGGTCGTGGGCACCAGCGACAACAACGTCCTGTCGATGGAAGCTAACCTGTTCGTGAGGGACGCGTGATGCAGTTCACCGTCCTCGGGCGCGGGGTGAAAGAGGCGCGGCTGCGCGCCGTGGTGCTCAACGCCGACGGCACCGTGAAGCGCGACCTCGGCACGATCGCATACGGGAGCAGAAATGTGTTTAAACGAATACTCTGGAGTATAGGCAAATGGCTACGCTCCTAGTCAATACCGGAAAAGAAATCATCGCCGACGCGCTGGCGCTGCTGAGCCTCTTTGTAGGCTGGGGCACGGGCGCCGGCACGACGCTCGTCACCGACACGGCGCTGTTCACGGAGGGCCCGGAAGCGCGCAGCCTGTGCTCCGAGCTTAACCTGACGACCACCACGACCAACGACACGCTGCGTCTGACCGGCCTGATCGTTGCGACGGCCCCGCGCACGGTTACCAATGCGGGCATTTTCGATGACCTGTCAGCCGGCAGTCTTCTCGTGAAGTCCGACTTCACCCCGGTTCCACTCGTGGCTGGCGAAGCGATCCAGTTCGCGTGGGACATCGTCTTTACATAAGGTGCACCGATGGCAAAGATTGTAGACCGCGTCAAAGAAACGACCACTACCACTGGCACGGGAGCCTACGCCCTCGTCGGCCCGCTGCCGCGCTTCATCGCGTTCGGCAGCGTAAGCCCATCGCTCCACGGGGCGTCCGTCTACTACGCCGTCGAAGACTCGGTATCCGACTTCGAGGTCGGGCGTGGCACGTATGACTCCGGCACCAACACGCTCACCCGCGACGAGATCATCCTGTCCAGCAACTCCAACATGGCCGTCAACTGGGCTGCCGGCACCAAGATCATCTGGTGCAACGCCCCGTCGCGCATCATGCACGAGGATTTGGCCGATGACGACCATCCGCAGTATGTGCTCCATACCGAGGTCGACGATGTGCCGGTCAACGGCGCCACGACCGACCCGATCTCGAGCAACTGGGCGTTCGATCACGAGAATGCCGTCGACCCACACCCGCAGTATTTGACCGCCGCTGAGGGTGCCGCCGCTTTTGATCCGCTCGGCGCTGCTGCGGCGGCTGTGTCCGCGCACGAAGCCGCGCTCGATCCGCATCCACAATATCTCACGCCGGCGGAAGGCGACGCACTTTTCCTGACGCAGGCAGAGGGCGATGGGTTCTACGCCCCCATCACGGAGCCTATCGCTGCTGCGCACATCGCGGATGCCACCGATGCGCACGACGCGAGTGCGATCTCCGTAGTGCCGTTCGGGTCGATCGGTGCGACCGACGTGCAGGCTGCGCTGCAAGAGATCGTGGCTGAAGCCGTGACGGATCACGGCGCGCTGACCGGCCTCGCCGACGACGACCACGTTCAGTATTTCCTTGCCGATGGCACGCGCACGATCACGGGCGACACGACTATCCAAGCATCCGTATCCGGTGCGCTGACGCTTCTCACAGAGAACACGGGCGGCGGCACAGCGCACGCCGAGCACGTTCTGAAAGTTCCGTCCGGAGTCAATAGCAACGAGGCGCGGACGGTCTATAGAGGGCAGGCCGATTGGTCGGTCGGAGTGAACAACGACGATACCGGCGCGTTCATGTTGACCACTGGAACTTCGCTGGGAGGTTTTGGCATAATTCGTGTCGATCCTTCCACGAAAGAACTCCTGATGGTGCGCTCGGGCATTGTGTTCGCCGATCGCACGGGAGGTAGTAGCTTCACTAAATTCAGGGTGCAAGACCAGCCCGGAGGCGATATCACATACACGCTCCCGGCCGCAGACGCGGCAGGGTTTCTACAAAGCGACGGCGCCGGCCTACTTTCATGGGTGGCAGTATCCAGCATCGACCACGGCGCGCTCACCGGCCTCGGCGATGACGACCACCCGCAATACGTGCTCCACACCGAGGTCGACGACGTGCCCGTCAACGGCGCGACGACGGACCCGATCTCGAGCAACTGGGCCTTCGATCACGAGAACGCTGCGGACCCGCATCCCGGCTACCTCACGCAGGCGGAGGGCGATGCGCTTTATTCGCCGCTCGGGCACACCCACGACCACGGTGCGCTCACCGGGCTGGGCGACGACGATCATCCGCAATACACGCTGGCAGACGGGACCCGCGCCTTCACCGGCAGCATAGAGTTCTCGGCAGACAACACGCACGACATCGGCGCGGCTGGCGCTGATCGCCCGCGCACGGGCTACTTCGGGACAAGTGTTGTGACGCCCACCGTATCTACCGGCGGCGCTACCAGTCTGTCGCTCGCGACGAGCGGCGGACAGCAAGTGCAGATCGCGCATGTAGCGAGCGCGGTCAACTACATAACGCTTGCGGGTGGTGCGACGGGCAATGATGTTGACATTATCGCCAACGGCAGCGATGCGAACATCACGCTGTCGATAGAGGCGAAGGGAACCGGCACCATCAACCTTCAATCCGGAGTAGTGCTGGCAAACACGCTCAAGTTTAATGCGGCGGCTTCGCAGATTATTCCGGGTGCAACCTCGATCTCGCTGCGCAATAACGCGAACAGCGCCGACAACATCCTCGTGCTCGATAGCGGTGACACCGCCATTCGTGGCAAGGTGGGTGTGGACGGTCAGGCCGTGTCCTCGTCGACCTCGCTCGCGACGCCGGCGGCCACGACCGCGAAGTCGAGCGTGCGAGTTCCACACGGCTCCGCGCCGACGACTCCGACAGACGGCGACGTGTGGACGACAACGGCGGGCATGTTCGCTCGCATCAACGGTGTGACTGTGGGCCCGTTCGGAACGGCCTCCCCCAGCCCGTTCGCCGTGTTCATGGGCGGCGCTACTTTCGCCGGCGGCGATGCGGGCCTCCACTTCCGCGAGATCGCGACGAACACTGCCACTCCGCAGACGATCGGCAACAACTCGCAGATGTATGTTCCGAAGGCGGGGACCGTCAAGTATATGTCGTGGAGCACCGCCACTGGTGACGGGACCACGGTCTTCAAGATCGTGAAGAACGGCACCGTGGCGCAGACGATCACGCTCAGCGGCGCGACCGGCAGCGTAGCGACCGGCACCGTGGCGGTAGTGGCCGGCGACGCGCTCGCGGTGGAATACGACGCGGGCACGGCCCCCGGCAATTCGAGCGTCATACTGCACGCCGAGTAAGCGATCATGCTGCCTTCTGAAAATCCCGTGTCGTCGGTCCCGGTCTCGGCGGAGACGCATCCGGGTCCGATTGAGGTTGCCCTCCTCACGACGGTGTCGGCGGCGGTCGTGCTGTTCACGACGATTTTCACGTTCGGCCTGCTCCGCTATCCGGCGCTCAACGTGTTCCGGGCGCTCAAGCGGAAGACCCGTGCCGACTCGACCAACGCGATACACGACTGAGGTGGATCATGGAGACGCTTTTCAAGTTTCTGTTCGACATCCTCGGCAAGCCCGAGAACATCGCGGTGGCCGTGCTGCTCGCGACGAACGCCGCGACGATGTTTCTGTTCTGGACCGAGCGCAGTGAGAACCGCGTCGACCGCAAGGAAGCGCTCGCCATGTTGACCGCAGTGAAGGACGCGCTCGATCAGGTGAAGCTCGCGCTGGTCGCGCTGTCCGGAAGGGTGCACCTATGAAGATGTGTGTGAAGGTCCTCAAGTTTCTCAGCCCGAAGCGGGAGCTGGAGCGCATGGAGATGCGCGAGGCGACACAGCGCGTCGCCGCGCACGCGCTCGACCTCGCATTCACGACTGAGAAGCTGTGTAACGGCGGGTTGACTACTGCCGGCGGCAAGGTAGCCCTCAAGCCTGTGTCGAGGGGATAGTGCTGCCGCTCGTCAGGCTCGAGCGGCACGAGACCGGGGATCAGGGCACGTTCGGCCGGATCATCGTGCCGACCGGCTTGGTCCTGTTCACCGGCGAGCAGCCGTGGCGGGACAACGCGACGGGGCTCTCGTGCATACCGCTCGGGACCTACCCGGTGGTGTGGACGTGGAGCAGGACGTTTAAACGAATGATGTATCTGCTGCTTGGCACGGACCCGAGAGTGGGCATCCGGGCGCACTCGGCGAACCTGATGGGCGATAGCGCCAAGGGCTACCGGTCACAGTTGCAGGGCTGCATCGCACTGGGCGAGCGGCTGGGATGGATCGAAGGACAGAAGGCGCTACTGCTGTCGGCGCCGGCGGTGCGGCGGTTTGAAACGACAATGGGATGTCAACCTTTCAATTTGGAGATCGTCAATGCTTGAACTACTCGGACTGGTTTTCGGCAACATCTTCTCGGGCGGCGCGACCGGCCTGATCGGCATGATCGCGCAGCGCTTCGCGGACTACAAGAACAAGCAGCTCGATATCGAAATCGAGAGAGATCGCCACAAGAACGCCGTCGAAATGCGTCGGGTCGACGCGGAGATCATGAAGCAGGAGTGGGCTGCGAAGACGAAGGTCGCGGAAGTTGAGGCGGCCGGCAAGGAAGCCGTGGCTGACGCCGAGGCGTTCGCCGCGAGCTACAAACTCGAGCCCGAGCGCTACTCCGACGGCGTGAAGCCCTCGCGTGGGCAGGCGTGGGTGCTGGTCCTGCTCGATGCGTTCCGGGGCTGCATCCGGCCGCTTCTCACCGTCTACCTTTGCGCCCTGACGACGTTCGTGTGGTGGCAGGCGAAGACCGTGCTGAACGCCGAAGACCTCGACACGGCCGCTGCGCTCGAGGTCTGGAAGATGGTTGTCGGCAATATCATCTATCTGACCACGACCTGCGTCGTCTGGTGGTTCGGCGTCCGGAACAAGAACTCCGGCCCGACGATAGGCAAGACTAGCTAAGGGTCCCCCTCGGGCGTATAATTGACCCTCATGGCCTCCACCGATCCCCTCTACAACGACCTGCTCCCGATCGAGAGTCGAGCGAGCATGGGCGCGCGCCCGCAAGCTGCGGCGGCGGTGACGCCGGCGACCCCGGCGACCCCGGTAGGCGGGGCCAAGCCTCCGACGGAGCTGCCCGGCACAGGCATGTTCGATACCTTTTTGAACCTCCTGTTCGGCAGTGCGCTCGATCGGCGCGGGCCCAATTTCGGTGTTCCTCCTGCGCAACAACCCGGCTTGCTGGATTTCATTCAGGGGCGTCGTGAAATTGTCCCGGCTCCGTTGCCATACGGGACACCCACCCCCGCCCCCGCCCCCGCACCGGTGGCGCCGGCTCCGGCACCCGCGCCAGCACCAGCGCCGGCTCCGGCGGCTCCGACTCAGGAAGACATCATCAAGCAGCAACAGAAATTGCACGACATGATTCGCGGCCTCACGGGCGGCGGCGTTTAATTTAGGAGAAAACCGATGGCACAGACTCAAAGCGTAACACCGGGCAAGGTAATCGTCGACGCGACGGGCGTGGTAGTGCCGGCCGCTTCACTCACGACGATCCTCGAGATCAACGTCGACGACGCCGCGTTCATGGGCGTGGCGGTGCGCCCGGTCACTCAGGCGTTCGATCAGTTCGTGGTGCAGGCGCGCATGACGCCGGATGACACCTACCAGACGATCCTGTCGGTAGCTGCGGACTATACAACGCCCGCCGGCATCGTGGTCGACGCGAGCGGGGACCTGACGATCCTCGGCGCCGGCGCGAGCGGGTGGCTCCTGCTGAACGTGCTCCCGTTCTACTCGATCCGCATTCAGGCTTCCGCAGCGGCGGATTCCGCTACCGTGTCAGCACGCGCCATCGCGAGGGGATAACCATGCCGCTTATCAAATCAGGAAAGAAAAAGGACATCGGCGCGAACATCTCGAAAGAGATGCACGCTGGCAAGCCGCAAGATCAGGCCATTGCAATCGCGCTCAGCACCTACCGCAAACACGGCGGTCGTGCCTACGGCGCGAAGCCCCGCAAGCCGATGGGGCACTGATGTGGCCACGTTCAACCAGTATAGCGACATCCCGCCGCGCACTGCGGGACACGCCGCGCCAGCACTGAAGCGCGCCATGCCCTACCCCCATCATCCCGCTCGCGGCGCGAAGCCGCGCAAGCCGCGCAAGCGGCGCCCCGGCTACTAGGAGGGTTCCGTGTCCGATCGCCGTGCACGTCTGAGTCGCACGCTCGCTGTCATTGCTGCCGTTCAGTCGACGGCCGGGGGCGCTGTCGGCTTCCTGCCCGAGTCGGAAGCGCTGTTCGCGGCCATGACGGTCGAACCGAGCGAGGCGCGCAAGACGCTGATAAATGACACCATCAGCGATTTGATGGCTGCCGGCCTCTGGACCAAGCAGGGCGTGCTCTACGTGCACGCGGCACACGACGAACAGGCGGGGCGGCTGAACTGGAAAGACCCGTCGTTCGGGCTGCTTACGAGAATCAACAGCATGGCATTCACGGCCGATGGCGGCTTCACCGGCAACGGCCAGATCAACGCCAACGCGAGCTACTTGCTGGGACCGGACTTCAATACCGTGCCTGTGATGACGCAGAACAGCGGCCACACCTCCATCTTTGCGACCAGTGAAGGCGACGGCCAAGGCGCAGGCGGGTTCGACGCGCGGAACTTCAACGAGTTTCCGGGAGGCGATACCGTCGGCAGAATCACGCCGAAGTCGGTGTTGGCTGGCTCTCAAGGATTCGGGTGGATCAACGGCAGCGGCCAGATGGACTCTGCGACATCTTCAGTAGTGCGCGGGATGTATCTAGCCAATCGCTCGGGGGCAACAGCGGCGCAGTTCTACCGGGACGGAGTTGAGTCCGATACCGACACTGGAACGAGCACCGCGCTGGTCAGTTCCAACTTTTCCATCGGCGCGAGCTTCGCCGGGTTCACATGGGTCAGTCGCGAGCCCCGGATCGGTGCGTGTTCTATCGGCGGTTCCCTGACGAGCACGGAAGCGGCAGCGCTTTACTCAATCCTGAGCGCCTACCTTTCGGCGGTCGGCGCTATCCCGTGATATAATGCCGGTGTCGGTCAAAAGCTGACACCGGAGCCTGCCCTCCCCCTCCCCCCGGTCACAGGTTCCGGTTCTTTTTCTAGCGCGGGGTAGCTCAGAGGCAGAGCAGCGGCTTCATACGCCGACGGTCGCAGGTTCGATCCCTGCCCCCGCTACCAGATCGGAGTGTCCGTCATGGCGATCGTCGCGCTATATTGCGCGTCCGAAAACGCCGGGGGCGGCGGAGTGAATTCCTCCCGATGCGGCATGAGCTTGCCGCACGTCTTGCAATACCAGCGCAGGCGCGCCGGCTGGTAGATCATCCGGCGCCGGTAGCAGAGCGGGAACTTGTAGACCTTTGCAGTCATTTCGGTGTGCAACGCGCCATGACGTAATGCTGCGCGCGGCGCCACGCCGGGTCGAACTTCAGGGCTTCAGCCTTCGCGGCGCGGCAGGCGTCTTCGTTCGGGTGGGGTTGGCTCCCGCCCATGATAAGGCCGTCCCCGTTGAGGGGGACGACCAGCACGACTAACAGCCAAACGCCGGAGTCCATGTCAGGCTTGACCGGGTAGTTCGTCGGACGGTCTTGCGCTCTCGTCTCCGGTCTTCGCTTGCGCCGGGTCTTCCTTCGCGGCCTTCGCGCCTGCTCGTTCGGCCGGCAGTGATATCAGCGGCACGACCGGCATCTCGTTGGCCAGCTCGCTCATGAGCGTGAGCACCGCGCTGATGCGGCCCGCGTCGCGCTTGTCAGCGTAGCTCACCGTCGCCCGCTTGCTCGTCAGCATCCCGAAAAATTCCCTCACCGTCGCCTTCAGTAGCGTGTCCATCAGCGTCCCTCCATAGGTAGTCACCGTTGAGGTAATCCCTTACCCCGTTCGCCACGGCCATCAACGCAACGCACGTCATCGCTGCCGGCACCAGCCACCAATAGACTGTTACCGTCATGATGATCGTTCCGCGTTTCATGCTGTAGCTCCAAAATTGCCATTCTACTCTCCACCAGAGACCTCGGCAAAGCGCGAAAGTTCCGGCGCCGACAGGTCGATCTCGAGACACCGGACCTGCGCGCCCTCGTAGCCGGGCACGCCGGCCCCGAGCATCCGGCGCACGTCCGCGCCGCTCGCGTAACCCTTGGCCACCAGCTCGGCAACCACGTCGTCGGGGTTCGCGCGCTGCTTGTTGCAGTAGGCGCGGAACGCCTGCCGGGATATCCAGAGCTTTTTCTTGTCGGTGTCGACGCGCTGCGTGAGCGAGCCGACGGGGAGCTTCACCGCGCGCACATCCTTGCCGATCGTGCAGACGGCCAGCCGGCACGACATCGTATCGTCCAAGAACTCGGCGAGCGTCCCGAGCGCCCCGCGCTGGGCGTCGAGGATGCGCCGGCGGCACTGGGCGATGGCCCCGGCCACCCAGTCGAGGAGGAGCGGCAGGGGATCGAACGCGATCAGCCCGAGGCGGTAGGCGTGGTAGGCGCCCACCAGCGTGCAGGCGGCGCCGGCCACCATGAAGCGCTCCATGCCCTCGATGCTCGCGCGCTTCGCCAGCACCTCGATCATCTTGCGCGTCTCGAGCTTGACCTGCTCGCGGTTCGCCACGAGGTATTTGATGAACGGCTCACCGGCGTGGCCGTAGTGGTCGATCGTCGTCTGCCGGATGATCTCGGCGGGCTCGGCGAATTCCTTCAGGACCGGGAAGTCATACTGGAGCACGCGCACCTTCTCGGGTTCGCAGTCACGGCGCCACTGCTCGAGCTGATCGTAGACGCTGTGGTTGGTCGAGACCAGCAGCATCGACTTCCATGTGTCGACCTCGCGTGGAGTCGCGTCCTGCTTCAGGCGCTCGCGCGAGGTGCCGTTCGCCACCTGATACACGACCATCGACAGCATCTCCGGGTGGATGTTGGTGCTCTCGTCGATGTAGAGCGGCAGGCTGTTCAGCGAGCCCAGCTTGTTGTAGAGCGCGAACTCGGTCGGCTTCGGGCCCATCCAGTTGAACGTCGAGGTCCCGTAGACGGAGGAGGCGAGCCGGGCCATCGTGCTTTTGCCCCCGTTGGTCTTGCCATACATCACGATGGTGACGCCGTTGTAGTCGATCATGTCCATCAGCGGCGCACCGAACGCGGTGCAGAACGCGAAGGCGTGCGGCGCGAACTCGGGGCGGTTCAGGAGCTTGGTCAGGTCGAACCACTTGGCGAACTCGCCGGCCGGGCCGACGTGGGTGGCCAGATTCTCGCCGATCTTCGCGCTCGAACCGCTGGCGGTCTCCTCGCCGCCGGGCGTGAAGATTTTCTTCCCGAGCACGAATGCCTTGCCCTTGTCGCGCCAGCCGAAGCTGGTGAATAGCCGCTGGATGCGGTTGCGCTCTTTCAAGCGCCGGATGTAGGAGTCCATGTAATACCTCATGAAGTCGCCAACGCGCGCGTCCATATACGGCTGCACGCCGTTCTCGCGCATCGCTTTGTTGAAGGCTTTCGGGTCCGCGATTGTCGCGGCCTCGAACCGGAACGTGCACCAGCCTTCCTTCGGCAGCCAGTGCCGGACCTCGATCTGCTCGACGCCGACGAACTCGTCGTAGATGACTTTGGTCGGGTAAAGGGTGTGGTCGTAGAACTTGACCGGGACATCGCCGTCGAGCTTTATGTAGAGGCCGGGGGCGTCGGGTCCTCCGACGGCGAAGGGTGGAGGAGGATCGGGCTGATCGCCAGCGTCATGTTGTCGAGCCTCTGGCGGAACATCCGGTTCATCGCTGCCGCCCTCACCAGCTCCGGTTGGAACCACGGGAGCGGCTGGAGCTGTAGGGGCAGCCGGTAGAATCGCGCCGAGCTGGATTGGCGAAGTAATCTGTCCCTTGAACGGACAGCCCCGGCAGCCCTCCGGGTTGCGGCCCTCGAACGTAGTGCACGATGCCGGGCCGAAAGCTGCGGCCTGATCGAGCTTACGATCGGTTTCCGCCACGGAGTAGCCGCTGTAACCTTTAGACCACTCATGAGCGATCGTCCGGCCGCCGATCGTGTGCTGTAGAACCTGTAGAGCCGCATACCAAGTGGGTTCCGGGATACAACCACCGGTGTCGCGCATCTTTTTAATCTGCGCACAACGCTCTGCAACACGGACATGGTCGGAAGGCGGCAGCTCTCGCTTAACGTGAAATTGGTCATTGAGTCTCCGTATGCGTTCGTTCGTCGTGAGAACTTCTGGCACCCCTAACCGTTCCATCGCGCCGATCAGCGCGAGGTCGAATGCCGCGTGCGCTACAGGCTCGGCGTCCCGGATCAGTTGCACGGGCCGCGCGCCCCCGGCCTTGCGGTTCGTCGTGCCTACCGGGCGCAGCACCGAGGCCGAGTCCCCGGTGCGCATCGGGTCCGTTAGGAGGTGGCGCTCGGCAGCGAGTTTCTTCAGCCGCTCGGCTGTCAGCTTCCACTTCTCCGGCGAGACTTCCTCGGTCAGCGGCCAGTAGACGTGCACGCCGTAGCCGCTCGAGACGAACATCGGCTGCGGCAGCCGGGTTTCCTTGAGGAATGCCACGAACGACTGGAGCGCCGCCGCCTGATCGGGATACTTCGCCGGCCGGTCGGGCTCGCTCTTGCCCACGTCGAGGTCGAGCCAGAACGCGCGGATCGCGCGCACGTTCGCCTGCACGCGCGAGCGCTTCGCCTTGCGACCGGTCTTGCGCGGGTCGTCGACGATGATGAACGGCTCGCGGTAGGCGGCCGTCGCAAAGTAGACCGTGTGGCCGGCCTCGTCGAAGATTTGAGCCTTCTGCACCATCTCCGCGATTGACTGGCAGAGGTGGTGCGCGAAGCCCTTCATCTCGCCGCGCGGTATCTCGACAAAGTAGAGCCCGCTGTCGGGCAATACCTTGCTCAAGAACGAGCTAGTATCCATGACCTCCCCTGAGCCTCGAGGTTATGGCCGGGCTAGGTCGTAGAGCTTCGTCTTGAGCTTCCCCAGTGACCAGTAGCGCTTCGCCCCCACGATGGCACCGGGGAACGGCAGCACTTTCTTGTCGATCAGTGCGCAGATCGCGCTGGAGTAGATGTTCGCGCGCCTCGTTGCGGCCCCGCTGCGGGGGCTCGAGCCGGCGATCAGATTGTAAATCTGCTGGCGCGAGACCTCGAACAGGAGGCTCAGCTCGGTCTTAGTGAGGCCGCTTTCCTTGACCGCGCGTGTGAATTTGGTGCGCTCGAATTCGAGCATGTTCTTCTCCAAGAAAAAAGCGGGCAGGGCGCGAATTCCCTCGTTTAAACCGACAGGCTCCTAGCTCCCGTGGTCCCGCGAAACCTTACGCCTTGAGCGCCGCGTCCAGCAGAGCGCCGAGATCGGACATCTGGCCGGCCGGGGCAACGGCTGCCGCCGGCGCCGCCGAGAAGCCGCCCGCCGGGGTCGCCGGTGCGGCAGCCGTGGGGGCCGTCGGTGCCGGAGCTTCCGGGGCGAGCCCGAACGCGCCAGCGGGCGCCTGCGGGGCCACGGGAGCGGCCGGGGCAGCGGCGGGAGCGGCTGGGGCAGCGGCGGCCTTACGGGGCCGGCCGGGGCCCTTGGCGGGGACTTGAGCCCCCCCAGTGCCGGCGGTCAACTGGGCGAAGACCTGCGCCCCCGAGGGCGTCCCGAGCCCGCCGGCAGCTTCCACGGCTACCTTCACGTAGGCCGGATGGCCAGCGTAGGGGTCGACCGGGGTAGCCGGGGCCGTGGGCGCCGGTGCGACCGGGGGTGCGAACGCCGGTGCGATGGGGGCCGGGGCCGTAGGCGCCGTGGGCGTCGGGGCCACCGGGGGTGCGAACCCTGCGCCGCCGAGCGTGACCGCTTCGGTCGCCGGCACATGGTTCTGTGCCAGTGGCTTGACCGGTTCGGTCGGCACGGCGGGCTGCGCCGGGGCTGTCTGGAACCCGGCCTTCGGGTTGACGATGTTCTCGGCCTCGGGGGAGTCCGCGCGCTTCAGCACGAGGTCGGTCTCGGCCTCGGTCAGGTCGCGCACGTAGTTGAAGTTCACCTTCGGGAACGAGACGTGCGGATCGAACGTGATCGCGGTCACGACACCGAACACGCCGCGCCCGGACTTATCCAGCGCCTCGACGTATTCGCCCCACGCCTTCAGCGAGCCGGGCGTTACGTTGAACCCGAGCGGTTCGTAGTTCAGGTCCGCGAGCGGCAGGATGACAAGCCGCTTGTTGTCCGAGCACGCCTTGGCGGGTTTGCCTTCGGGGGTGATCTTCGAGCCCCACTTGTTGAAGTAGCAGTTCGCGCAGGTCGGTGACTTCGGCTGCGCCACGTCGGGTGTGATGCCGTCCTCCGAGGAGCAGTCGGGTTCCTTGTTGTCGCCCGGCGAGTAGTCACCCTCGTAGAACTGCTTGCTCAGGTTCGGGTTCGAGCGGATCGCGACGACCTCGAGCTTCATGAGCGGGAGCGACGGATCGCGCGGGTCGGTAATCAGCCGCGACTTTTTATCCTTGTGCAAGTGGAACTTGCCCCCGGAGATCGAGATGCGCGTGAAACCGCCGGACTTGATGCCACCCTTGGCGCTCGCGGCTTCCGCCTTCGCGCGCTCGGAGTGCTTTTGCAGATGCGCCGGCAGCGGCGCGTTGATGACAGTGAGTTGCGTCCCCATTGGTCTACTCTCCTATGATGTGAGTGTATGTGCCATCGTAAACTTCTCCGCGTTCCGCGTTGTAGATGGCATCGCGCAGTTCGCGTTTCAATGCTTCGATTTCCTTCGCGGGCACGTCGACTTCATGCGCCCACGGGCTCGTTCCGTGGTGTGAGTGCCCGTTGAGCCGGATGGCCTCGTCGATGTATTTCAGTAGCAGCTCGAGCGTGGCCGGCTTCATTCCTTGTCCTTCCCGCGCCGTATCTGCACGACCATCCGCGCGCTGTAGTTGACGCCGGGCGGGACTGCGCCCTTGTTGGCTTCCATATGCGCGAGCGTGGCGGTTTTGTTGACGCCGCATTCGAGCAAGTCCCAACGCTGGTTCTGGATGATGAACGGCAACGTCTGCCCGGCCCAGTCCTTGACGGTGACGCTGGTCTGTTCCTTGAGGAACGCCGTGCCCTGCGCGGTCTTGAATGCCTGCGTGCCGGACTCGAGGAGGCGCTGGTGAATGACCTGTTCGATGCGGGCCATCGCTTCCTTGACCGGAGCTAGGCGCGCGTCGAGCGCTTTGGCTTCGGCGTCTTTCTTGTCGCGGAGCTGCACGTAGATCGCGATCAGCTCGTCGTTCGTTTGTCCTGCGGATTGCTGCTGAGCGGCTTCGCTCATGATTCACCCCCGTGAGAAGTTAATGATACGCGGTCCATGCTTGGATGTCAATTCCGCGACAGAGTTCCCGTCACAGTTTAAACGCCTCCGCGACGAGTTCGAGGAGCGCGGCCTGTAACGACCCGCGCTCTCGCAGTTTCTTGTAAATCTTCCGCTCCACTGGGGAGCCCTGTATGTGCACGATGTTGGTCTTGTGGACCTGCCCCTCGCGCACCGGCCGCGCGTTGGCTTGGGTATAGGTCTCGTTCGAGACCTCGGGCCCGAACCACGCGACGACGCTCGCCTTGCTTAGATTCAACCCGTGCGCCATAGTTCCCGGATCGGCGACGAGCGTGTCCGGGGCCTCCTGCTTCTGGAAGTCATTGAAGACCGCGCGCCGCTTGGTCGGCGACACGTCCCCGTGGACCACGGCGACGGTGCGCCCCTGCTTGGTCAGGTAGTCGGCCACCATGTTGAGGACCGAGCGGAACGGGCAGAACACGATGACCTTGCCCGCCGCCTCCTCGATCACTTCCATCAGCACGTCGAGCCGGGGCTGCGCGCCGATGAACTGCTCCCGGCCCTCGCTATCGTAGACGATGCCGCACGCGACCTGCACGAGTTTAAACAGCTTGACGCCGGCGTTCGCCGCCGTGATCTGGCCGCCCTGCCACTCAGCGTAGAGCTTGGTTGCCACTTCCTTGTAGACGCGCTTCTGGTCCGCCGTCATCTCCGCGTGCCGATCGGAGTAGACGACCTCCGGCAGGTCGACGCAGTCCTCGCGCGCGAAGCGGATGGCTGGGGCCATGACGCGGTAGGCCACGTCGACTGCTTCCTTGCGCGGCAACCAGACGTGCGCGCTCTCCTGCGACTCGACCTTGTGGCGGAACGCACCGAAGGTCTCGTCGACCGTGTGCGGGGTGACGAGCTTGCACTGCGACCACACATCGCTCGGCGCGTTCGGCATGGGCGAACCGGTCATGCCCCACACCATCTGGTCGGGGTGCAGGCGCCGGCGCAGTTTTTTGAACCGGCTGGTGGTGTGGTTGCGGTAGGCCGCCAGCTCGTCGATGATGACGAGGCTCAGGTCTTCGCGCTCCCTGAATTCGTTCATCACGATGTCGAAGCCGTCGTGATTGATGATGTAGAAGTGGTGGTCCTGATTGAACATCTTCCGGCGGTGCTGCGCGGTCCCGTGCAGGATCGCGAAGCGGCGATGCCCGAACGTGTCGAACAGGGAATTCCCCCACACGAGATCGAGCGTCGAGAGCGGCGAGAACACGAACACCTTGTTCACGAGGCCGAGCGTCATCAGGTAGTCGGCGGCCCACAGCGCCGAATAGGTCTTGCCCGTGCCCATGTCGTTTAAACAGTAGCAGCGCGGGTAGAGGGTTAGGAAGCCGGCGGTCTCGCGCTGGTGTATCCACGGCTCGTGGAGCCCCGCCACCTTCGGCCAGTTGTAGTAGTAACCGATGGGCGAGGGGACCATCGCGCCGAGCGCGCGGAGGTGCGTCGTCTCCCGGATGCCGTGGGGCACGGCGATGTAGGGCTGGCCGGCCACCTCGACGCGGCGCGCGGTCGTCACGTAACGGAGAACCCCGTCGGGGTCGGCGGGGTTCAGGAGGATCGCGCGCGCGGAGGGGACGAGCAGATACTTCACTTGACTACCCCCTGCCGGCGGCGCAGCTCAAGCAGACTGGCGCAATGGATGCAGCGCCAAAAGCCGAGTTTCAAGCGCTCGGGCTCGACGGGCTCGCCGCAGTCGGTGCAGTTCACGCCGTCGAAGTTAGGCGGGGGCGCCTTGACGCGCAAGCGGAACGCACGCATCGACTGCTCGTAGTGCAGCTCGTTCAGCTCTTGTGCGATGTCAATCTCGTCAGCCACAGGTCCGCCATTGTTAAATCGTTGGGGGAATATATCGCGCCAGCAAAGCCGGCCGCCGCTGCAA